AGTCGCTGGTGTAGTAAAGGTCACATCTCGGGTTCTCTTTCCTGGCAAGATCAATAATTTCCTTCATCATGTTTGCTGGATCAGTCGGTGGCTTATTCTGATTTGGGTGCTCATTGATATCACGTACTGGCTGTACTGATACGTACTGAAGGAACCTGATATACATATCATTTAATTGCGAGACGAGACCAAGAATCTCAATCTCAACAGATTCGCCTTCTTGTGTGACACGCGGGGTGTATGATTCAATTCTGCCACGGTAGACAAGAAGCTCCTTTTGGAGAAGAACCGCCTTGTCACACCAAATCGTACCAGCGCCAATGTTCGAAATACGAACGCGGATATATTTTGTGCCGTCAGGAGGAAGCCATTCCAGCTTTAATTTTTGCCAGCTAGAACCAACAGTTTCTGCATAATCAGTAGACGATCCGATAGAGGCAAGGCTATTATCATAAGCTACCATTTCCATCCGCAGTTTTCCGCCGATAGCTCTCGCAACAATCGTTGCTACGAGCGGAACAACAGAAGAAATTGGTACGTATTCAGAATGTGCAAATTGCTGTGTGGTCGCGGACGATGAAAACTTGAGCGCGGCTGAGCTATCTGGGCCACCAGTTGAATCAACGGACCAGTTTGTCCCAAGCGTCCATGAGCCGAGAGACATATCAGAGTCATTGATGAGATTCTTCCCAAGCCCGTTGGACGTCGTGTCAATAACCCAAACATCAACGCGGTTTTGAAAGTCAATCGTCGCGTCGTTGTTCAGGTTTGACAACTTTCGAGGAAGGGTCACGCGAAGATCGCTAATGCCCCCATTCGCATGCCATCCGAACTCTGGCTGCGGGGCGTCGTGCCATGTTCCGAGGTAGTTCCCGTCCTGGTCATACACCTTGAAAAGGTAGCGTTTCCCGCGTGTATCTGTCTCTCTGGTAATGCCTCTCGTCGTAAAGGTGGTATACGCCGTGTCGCTTGTCCCAGCAACGATGCCGTCTAGATCAGAGAGAACCGCCTTGACTTGGTAAGACAGGCTTGGTGAGAGACCTGGAATGATGGCACGAAAGATTTTGGCACCGCGATCAACGCTAATGGCCGTTGCTTGAACTGTTGTCCAGAGCAACTCCCTAATACTTCTGTACTGAATACTCACTGATGAGTTATTATTCGTATCAAGATCATAGTAAACGCTGATAACGGCAGAGACATCGTATGGCGTGACCGTAATTGGCGTGGCAGCAAAGCGCACGCCTTTCCCCAGTGTCGTGATCGAGGCAACACGCGGGTTCGTTCCACGGACGGCGTCTGGGTCGCTGTACGTCACCTCAACTTCGTAGGTGGTATCATTCGCGAGCCCAGTGATTGTACCAGTGAAGCGTTTATTGGTTCGGTCTGCGGTTAGGGCAGTTGAAGATGACCAGGTACCGCTTGGTGACACGCGATAACGGTACGTTGCAGAAGAGTCATTATCAGCATCATTGCTATACGTTGCCGTAATGCTAATCGAGGTAGCTTCAGCAGAAAGCGTTACGGTTCCAGTGTCAATTCCATTGAGCGCCGTGGTAACCTGGCTTTGTAATGGGTTGGTACCAGAGACACCGTCGGCATCGGTATAGGTTGCCTTGACATCATATGTTGTGCCTTGTGTCAGTCCACTGACTGTGGCTGAGAAAATCTTTGTCGTTCGGTTAACAGTAACCGTTGCGCTGGTCCAGGTATCCGAGCCCTGAGGTCGGTATTGAATCGTACAAGATGAGTTATTATTGCTATCGTTTGTGTATGATGCAGAAACAGTGAAACCCGTATCAGTGATGTTACTGAAAGACAGCGATCCTGTATTAAGCTGGTTTCCTGTTGTAATGACGGTATGGCTGAAACTGTACGCCCTGAAGTTTGTGGTAGATGTTCCACTTCCTTGTAAGCGGACAAATGCTTTACCACTTGTCAGGCTCGTATCAGTGGTCTGAATTTGCCACGCTGGTTCTGCTGTTCCATCTTTCCATGCCTTGGCACGGACATTCGTTCCCTGGCATTGAACCTTGATCCACCACTTCTCGCCAGCAGCAGGAGCGGCACTTAGTGTAAACGTGGAACCAATTTGGGTTGACGTTGCACCAAAGGAAGTAACCTTCCTCATGGTAAACGACGTCGATCCCCAGATAAGTCTCGCGTAATATCCAATAAATTGGTAGTTACCACTACTTGGTTGCGCATCTCCGCGAAGACCAAGAAGTGTTTCTGGGTTCCCAGTTATTGAATCAACGTAAAAGGCACAGGTAACCTCAGAATCAGCCACGCTTGGCCCGATGATACCGTTCCTTGTTGTTGATGAGCTTGACGTTGTGAGCGTGGCATATCCGCTTGAAGAAACCGCTCCCTGGTTTCGCAAGCCGTAGTAGTCAGGATCATCGGCAAGGTTTCCAACCCATTGATGTCCTGTATTTGAGCGTCCCCAGCCAGCGGTTACAAGGCGGTTGAAATTATCTGTAACAGGTAGGCCAGGTTCTTCGTCTTCTAAGGAATACCAGTACAGTGTGTCAAGATAAACAGAATATGTTGACGAAGTCCCTTTCGTGTAGTAACCAAAGTCACCTGCACCAGGGGGATTACTACCGTCGAAGTAGTTTGATGTAATCGTCCACGATGTTGGTTCAGCCGCGCCGTCTTGCCAGATTTTGAGTTTTAGCCCGACGCTATCGGCACGAAACCGAACCCAGTAATATGTATCCTTGTTGAGCGTGATACCGCTAACGCGGTTTAGTTCATAGATGGTACCATTCGCATTGACGGTTAGAGCGATCTCGTGGTAATAGTCCTGGATTCTGGCATAGTAATAGCTATTGTAAGCCGCACGTCGAAGTACTGGACCGTGATCAGTAAGCGTATCGACGTTCCACTTAACCTTTACTAGAACCTCTTGCGTGGCGTTGTTAGGAACGTCAATATACGCAACGCTTGTGGCTCTGCTGGCAGGGACATAGATACGGGCATAACCCGATGACGAATAGACATCGTAATCTGCCGATGTTCCCTGCCAGGTATGACCAGAATCGCTCGTACCAAGCCCGTCGGTAACGCTCCGTGAAAATGAATCAAATACTGTAACAGGCGCGAGTGGCATATTCTCTCGACCTCAATTAGAAGTATCTGTGCCTACGTCGAACTGTGATAATAATAGAACCAGTAGAGACAGAAGCCTTAAGAACATTCGTACCAACAGCAAGCATAGGGAATGCGCCGTCGTAGTCAAGCTCAACGCCATTCTTGGTGAGAATAAGCTTGCTCGAATTAATCTCAATGACGTCACCGCTGACAATCGTAGTGGCTGGCCGTATCCGTTCGCTGGTCGTCGTGTTGATAATCGAGAAGGATGTCGGTACCGTATTGTTGGTCGTCACTGTGATAATCGGTTCAACACGTAAGTCTCCGTCATTCGAAATGGAAACGGTGTCGTTATTGTTAAGAACAATATTGCTCTCTACAGTTTCAGAACTTTCATACCTAAATGGATCAGCGCACGTGAATTCCGCTTCCCACAGCAAGTGACGGATCGTTTCGCCACCAACTTCTCGAAGCACAAGGCTTGTACACGTGGCATTGAAGAAGTAGCCACGCGAATCAAGCGTATCGACAACGAGTTGTTGTTGCCTTGGAGCAAGTGCCTTGCGGAATTCACGGACTTTCTCGTGGAGATCAGCACGGGTTTCTCCCTCAATAAACCCGCGCATTGTGATCACGCGCTTTCCCCAGTAATCGGAGAGTTCGACTGCGCCATCCATCCGAGGCAAGACTTCGACTTGTGTTCTCCTCTCGGGCAAGCTGAAGGCGTCGTGCTCTGTGACACCAACATAATGTTGCTCGTCACCAAGAAGGACAAACCCACCAAAGGTGATCCGCGTAACCGCGTCGGCGTTGAGTCCCTTGATCGTTGTTACGGCTGTCTGTTGAATCGGATTTGGTCCATAGACAGGATCATCAGGATCAGTGAATGTCACGCGAACATCGTAGGATGTTCCTGGCTTCAGTCCAGAGATCGTGGCCAGAACCGTTTTCTCCTGGCGATCAAAGACATGTGGCACGATCGACCAGGTACCAAGGTCACTTCGCTTCCACTCAACCTTTGCTAATGCAGACTGGTTATCATCACCGTTATAGCGAGCTACGGCAGTAATGCTCGTATTATCTGGTGTCAGATCAAGCGCAGTAACGGTGATTGCATCCTCTGGTACAGGAAGCGTCGTGACCGATTCAGAGATCGGGTTTGTGCCAACAACACCATCAGCATCGCTAAAGAGCACTGAAACGTCGTACGAGTATTCGTGATGCAGGACACGATAGGTGGCGCTTTCGTGGTCTTTCCCTTCCCATTCACCGTCAACTATGGAACCATCAACGTACGGAGTCGCAAACGCCCTGTTCTCAAGTTGCGCCCAATCAATGCACCACGTTGCTGCGCTCGCTGACGGGTTAAGAATCTTAACATAAACAAACCTCGTGTTCGCATTCGTTAGCTGTCCAGAGATGCTATAACGCTGCCACGAGGATGTGAGGGCGATATTCTGAGTCAGTGTCGTGAGATCAGAGCCGTTTGCATCAGTAGCAACTAGCTGAAGCTGGAGCGATGATGCGCCAGATACCGCCTTGGCGTAAAGAGAGAACGTAAACCAGGAATTCTGCGTTGCTAGGACGAGATGGCTTGTTTTGACTCCCTGGTTTGCCACGGTACCGTCGCCAGCTACCTGGAGACAAGCGCGGTCACTTGCGCCATCCTCTTCCATACCATCGGTTGTGATCCTTGTCGGTGTCGTACCACTAGCGGTTGTGTACCAGAATGCCGTGTTGTTCGTAAACGACGGGTTGAAGAGTTCATTTGCCCGCTGGATCGGAAGAACCGTTGCTGTAACCTGTTTCGTGCTGCGGTTGATACTTGCCTTATCAAGTTGAATCCAATCAGATGTCTCGGAGCGCTTGTACTTGACGGTAACGCTGTTATTCCCGTTCCCGTCTCCGATATACGTTCCAAGAACATTGATCGTGGCCCCACGGTAGGTAGACGTGCTTGCATGAGCAGTCCCGTCCCAATCCGTATCCACGCCACTATTTCCCGCGAAGAACGCTAAAGGATTGCCACCCGCAACGGCAATCGCGGCATCAGCCCAGAATGTCTGCGCGGTTGCAGCCGTTTGCATGACATGGACTTCAACTTTATTAACCGTTTTCCCGCTCGTCGTTGTTCCGCTAACGAGAAAAACTCGCCAGTCCGTGTTGATCGTCCTCGTCAGGGAAGTTATATCTGTTTGTGTCGCATCGGTATAAATAACACGTAGCCTGACTTGAATAGAGATGGCTGAGTTCGCCCTGGCTGCTACGAGGGCAGAGAAGGTTCCTCCACCAGCAATGTTGAGTCCTGTGCTGCTTTCAAAGATAACGCCACTATTCGCAGTTGCTGGCGTCGCAACCCTGACACTGTACGAACCATCGTAGGCATAAGCGGAATCTTGCGTGAGCGTCGAGCCAGAGAGTGCGACGATTCCTGTCGTACCACCAAAGCTTGGCCCACCTGTTTCCGCGCTTGGATTATTCAGGAGATTCGTGATATTCTGGTTACTTGACGATAATGACAGTGTACGGACTTCTGTGAGGTTCGATGGATCAGTTTCAACAACAAGGTAAGGAGGATTGCTCCCTTCACGAGACGAGAACGCAAGGATATCAGTGGACGTCGTTGAAAGCGCAAGCGTGTACTGCGTTAGTCCAGACACAAGTAACGAGGCAACGTCAATTTCAACCCAGCCAGTTGTACTCGGCACAAACGTCACAACTTCCGTGCCTTGCACGAGCGTATCATTGCTGTACGTCAGCGTGTTTTCCGACCACGTCCCAGACGTCACGCGCTTGATCGAGATCGTTCCTGCCGAAGCGTCAGTCACATAGAGATTGAGGTTTGCATTGATGATCGTCCCTCGAAGTTCCGAGAGATCGAAGAGCAGGTATGCCCTCTTAATTGCCCCAGAGGAACCATCGACACTGAGCGTGGTCGCTGAGCCATAATTCGTAGACGACGCGGCCTGATTGACATACGTATCTGCGATCGGTTCGAGGATCGTTTCAATTGGACCACCATCATCAATCGCTGATGGTGCAGTTACGACCGATTCAGGAGACGTGGTGTTGTTACTGACGTTTCCTGCGGCGTCATAGGCACGAACTCGGTAGTAGTACTGCGTCTGTGGATAGAGCCCCGTTATGCCATAGCTCGTGACGTTCCCAACGTTTAGGTTTTGGTACCCTGGAACGTAGGTCGTAAACGATGCATCCAGGGCCACATCCAGGTAATAGCCCGTAACCGCGACATTATCGACGCCAGGATTCCAGTTTGCCGTAAAGCTTCTACTACCAATAGAGGTAGCAGGAGCAAGCACCACTACATCTGGTGGTGTTGTGTCTGGAGGATTCGCAGTCGTTACGGTAATCGTGTTTGAGTGTGATGACTCGTTGAATGATGCGTCATAAGCGCGGACTCGATAGTAATAAACTGTTGACGGGTAAATACCAGAATTGACAGAATACGTAAGGACGTTTCCCACATCCAAGTTACGATAAGAAGCAACAAAATTGGTGAAATCAGGATCAGTGGCCACATCAAGTTTATAACCAGCAACACCAACATTATCAGTAGCAGCGGACCAGTTTGCAATAAAACTTGTATCCGTCACAGACGTGGCCGCGAGGGCTGTTGGTGCCGTTGGCGGCGTTGTATCCCCAGCAGAGAGCGTGGTGATTGGTGCGTTGTTGTTATAGGTTGCATAATTTGTTGCATTGAGCGCGGCATCAAAAGCACGAACGCGAGCGTAGTAATTTGTTGCTGGCAGTAACCCCGTAACAGTAATGCTCGTAGAAAGACCAACGTTTTTTGCCGCGTAGCCTGATATGGGATTGTTAAATGCGCTATCCGTCGCGACCGTTACCTCATAGTATTGAACATAGACATCATCAGTCGTGCTGTTCCAGCTAAGCGTAAAGCTTGACGAGGTAATGTTCGATGGGGCATTCATCGTAAAGTCTGCTGGTGGCGTCTCATCCAGGTTTCCGTCACCCAAAAATGGACGGTCAATCGTCCAGAGAGCAGAGGACGCTGCCTCGTTCCGCTTGAGCGTCGCTGTCCAGGAGGTGTTCTTTGCCCCAGCCGTCGAGCTTCCTGTGTTTTCGTTGAACCGCCATTCCTCAATGAGACTCGTCTCCCCAGAAGGATTGGCAATGTGATCGTAGGCGCTGCTCTGGATTGCCGTTTGTGAACGGACAGAGGACCAAATGCGGATATTGTCAATCTTTCCGTCCCAATATGTATAATTTGTTCCATCGTAACCAGCGCCAACAATAATTGCCTGTGGCGCTGTGTTACTGACTTTGAGCGGATTATTACTCCCGTCTTTTCCACCATCTGGCACTGATCCTTGTGCCACCAGCGCAAAATCAAGGTAAATCTTGTACTCTTTGTCCCCGATGTTTACGGTAAATGCCACGTGGTGCCAGTAATCATCCCAAAGCGTGGCAAGGTTATAGGTATAGTTCGTGTCCTGGGTGCCATCAACGCGGGCAAACTCGAAGCGAAGCTTGCCGATCCCGCGTTGAACATAGTTCCAAGCAGCAATGGCAAGGCGGGGATACTTTCCTGCTCCCTGACGCTCAAGATATGCCTTCGCTAGATTGGTCGTTGCATTTGGACCAACCTTAATCCATGCTTCGATCGTAAAGGTATCAAGGTTCTTAATTGAGGAACCAAGCGCCGCTGCACCGAAGTCAATGCGATCGTAGGACGTACTCGTAAAACGAATTGCAGAGGGATTTGCTACCATACGTCACACCAATGGGTGCCGTGCCTGTGCAGGCACGGCACCAGCTACTTAGCTAAGAGACGGAATCGAATAATCGGAAGGAGCAACCCTGCGAGCACTCCGTTGCCGCTTGCCAAGAGCCTCATCAATCTTCCTGACAAGCGTATCAATGTCTTGTTCCTTCTGGACGTGAATGTCTCCATTGAAGACGACATTAACTGGTGGAGCAGAGGAACCAGCGGCACTGGCACTGGTCGTCCAGCGCAGGGACGACATCATGCTCACTGTTTCCTGGTGCGAGTAAACGCGGGCACCACGCGGGAGCGAGACAAGCTCTGGTCCACGTTCTCCAACGAGGAAGAACCCAGACTGGGTCACCAGGCCACCACTTGCCATTGGTGTGTAGGGATTCCCATCTGCCCCACCACCAGGAGTGCCAACCTGGGCATACGTTGTCGTGTGGACAACGTTCACATTTGCCGTCACATTCATTGCGTCAAGAATATTGAGCAACCCAATGAGGTTTCCTACCGAACGTGCAGCTTCGTCAGCACCACTAACGGAAACCGTAGCAGTCCATGTTGCGGCAACTTCGCCGAGTTTCGCCAGAACATCACCAATGGCTACCAGCGCCTCGTTATTCTCTGCCTTCAGCGTCGTTGTCCACGCTGGAGTAAAGTCATTGTTGAGTGCCACGATGATCGGGTTATACTTGTTAAGGAAGTCTTCATCATTGACATCCAACTTCGTCGTATACGTTTTTGCATCAAACACAAGCAAGTTAAGATACGCTATATTTAGCTTCTCATAAAACGCGGCATCATCCAGCGTTAACTTCACCTGATAAGACAACGCGGGCATCTGTGGTACTGCTGGTGCTGCTGGCATCGGTCCGATCAGGTTGCTCTCTGCTGCGGTTACTGATCCTCCCGCATTCCCTAGGGACGCGGACGGAACGAAGTTTTTGATCGCATCATTGAACGCTTGCATGAAGACCGATGCCGCGCTTTCACCATAGGTTTTAAATGCGGAGTCAAACGGGCTTGTCTCAGTGCTCAGCAGCTTCGAAAGGTTGTTCGAGAACTCGTTCTGAAGTGTTTCCTTGAAAGCTGTGAAAGCTAAAGCAGCATACGCGGAGAACGAGAGATCAAAGGGACCACCAGCATCTCCAGCGTAAGCATCCTGACCATTGTTGTCCCCGCCAGAAAGAAGGCTTGCCAAGTTGAGGTTGGCAAACTCGCTCCGCAGTGTCTCACTGAATGCTTTGACGGCAAGCTGGGCATATGCGCGGAAGGTCTCGTCAAATGGACTGGCCGTGGCATCAGAGTAAATCTGACCACTACTGCTCTGGCTCCGCCCAGTCGCGGACATAAGAGAACTGTTGAATTCTTCAATGAAGACTTGTGCGGCATTGCGACCAACCTGGCGAACGCGCTCCAGATCAATGACCTTGCTCATGTGCACGATTGATTCGCCAGATTGTGCTCCAGACTCAAAGCCTTTGGTCCACGCTTCAATGGCTCGCTGGCCTTCTTTATACGCGACGTCAGGTGGCGGGAACAGCGCTGGCGGTTTCTCTCCTTCTGGTGGCTCTTCTCCGCCATAGTGACGCCAGTACCACTCCTCAAAGGACATTGGCGTTTTGCCATGTCTGGGATTTAGGCGCCTACCCTGGGAATCTCCGCGACCTGGGCGTCCCCCCTTCGGTTCTCGTTGTGGTAAGAAGGGATTTTCAAATGTCTGGCGGTATCGCTCGTATTCTTCCCGAGCCTCTTTCCAATGTGCTTGCAATGTGCGCAGCGAGTTTAAGTATTCTTCATACTCTAGCGGAGAAACACGTACCGTCTCGCCCGCCTTGTTCTTGAACTCGACCCAGGTATTATTAAATTCATCAGTAACATACTTTACCGTCGAGAGGATCGGCTTGCCATACTTCTCTTTAAACGCTTTATTAACCGCGTCAGCAGTAGCAATAACATTCCCCTCGATACTTTGGTTCGTTATCACGAAGGTGTAGTCCATCTGTGATAACGTGTACTTCACGGCATCGGGGATACGGCTAAATTCCTGCTGCGACACCTCGATGATATGATTAACGCCATCTTTGGTTTTTGCCTTGAACCACTCGTACCAGGCTTCATCAAAGACGTTGACTTTTCCGCCTTGTGAGGCAATCGCAAGATCAAGGTTGGGGAAGAGCGCTTGAGTGATGATGTTCGGGTTAATGCCGTGCTGCAAGAGGAATTGCTCAGCTTCCTGGACCGAAACCCCCCAGGACTCAGCAATGTAATTAGCGAGGTTCCAATCATGTCCAGCAGATGCTTGTGAGATCGCGTACTGCGCAAGATCAAGCCACTCAATGCCAAACTCACTCCAGCCCTCAGCCACGCCAAGGTGGTCAAGTTTCTGGTACATCTCAACAGGAATGAGAGAAATGGTCTTGGCAATCTCTGACGATGCGAGTGGTACGAGTTCTTCTGCATGGACGAACTTGGGCACGTCCTTGAGAAGATCATCAACGCTTAATCCAATCTCTTGTGCCCAATTCTGGAACCCTGGGCTATTTGCCAGAAGCCTGTGAAGATTTTTACCGTAGACATTATAATAATCTGTGGGTACAACGGTGTTATCTTTGGCCATCATGCGATAGCCGACAGTATCCATGATCCCCTCGTACAGGTTAAACCAGCGGGGAAGCTCGGTACTGCCATACAACTCTTGGTAGCGATTCTCGGCATTCTTGATGATGGTATCCCCGTACTTGGCCAGAGCCGTAGGGATGCTCATAAAGCCTGGAAGATATTGCCCAGCAATGTCTGAGTAGAATCCAGGCTTCCCTTGATCGAACGCAGTTGAGAATGCCTTAACGATATCAGGGGCCTTGCTCAGTGCTTCGTCTGCCTGCTGGTTGAACTCGGCAAGCTCTTGTGCGGCACGGTCGATCTCATTTGCCATCTCGCCGTAGGCATCAACGGCGCCCATGAGGTCTTCATAGGATGGTGGTTGCGGGATCGGAATATCGTTGGCCTCATAGAAGAGAGTAGCCTGCCTGATACCAACCCTATCAACAAACTTTTTCCACTCGTTGTATTTCTGCGCCTTCGTAATAAAGTCCTGCATTTCTGGCGGCAGGAAAGCGAACTGATCAACAGAATAGGCTGAGGAAATTGCCTTTACTTGATCAAGACCAAGCAACTGATCTGGCCGCTTTCCAGAAAGTATAGCCTTATACAGGCTAATGTCGATTCCCCATTTACGTAGCAAGTCCTCGACCATTTGAATGGCAGACTGCCGTTTCGGGAAGCCTTGATCGGAAGTTGCTAGCGACGTGCTTTTTTGCGCTTTGCTAGCCTCTTGCTGCCTCAATTCATATTGCTTTAGGTCATATTCTGCCTTTTCCAGCGGGTCCATAAGAACATATCGTGGACCTTCTGGACCAGAAACAAGAACGCGCTGGTATCCTCCCTGGCTTGCGACCCAGGTTTCGTACTGCTGCCGCATGTACTTGTTGCGCTCCTGCTCAATGTACGCACGTCTTTGTTGCGCCGAGCCTGGATACTTCATCTCTGCTTCACGGCGCCAGTTCTCGTTCAACTCAGACGGCGGTTCTTGGACCATTCGGTCCCTACTTTCACGAAGCGACATGATGCGAAACTCAAGCGCTTCTTTTTGCGACGTTGATAATGCGTTTTTAATAACACGAACCGCGGCCTCAATCTTATTAGCAGCCCAGACAGCAGCGTCAGCAACGTATTTGAAGCCAGATGCCAGCATCTCAAAGACGTTGTCGAAGCCGAGGAGCATAGCGATCGCCTGCCCAATGGCTAGGATCGCTCCGACAAGGGCAATGGTAGGAAGGTTCATGGCCACGAAAGCAGCAACCGCTGAAAGAATAGAAGCCGTAAGAGCAGCAAACGCTGCGACCAGCACACCCGTAATCACAAGACCAAGCGCGGTGAGTGCTAATCCAAGCGCTACACCGAGCAAGTAGAATTCATTGGTTACCCCGAGAGCAGAAGCAATGACTGAAATAAACGACAGGAATCCAGAGACAACAACGGTAACTGCTTGCAAGACAACAGACAAGACATCCCACAGCCCTTGCAAGAACGCAATGAGCCCTTCAAGGGCAGCGGACCAGCCCTTTGTCATACCCACGGCTACGAGACCAAGGGCAACGAATGCTCCAATTGCCAGCGGGATAGCCAGAAGTGGTACGAGAACGCTCGCAAGCGAAAGGGCCAGGCTACTCAGTGTTGCAGCAAGACCAGCAGTGGCGGCAGTTTGGGCAACCGTGGCTGCGGTTGCAGCACCGTGCGCCGCAGACTGCGCCATTAGCGATGCAGTAGTTGTTTGCGCGGCAAATTGAATAAGTTGCTCTGCGGCAAAAAACGCAAGACGGGAAGCAACACCAGCCGCAAAGGCTGCTGCCTGCGCAAGCAAGGTCGCTGTCACAACTGCGATTCTTGCAGCAAAGAGAACAAATTGGGCAGCCGCACCAGCAACAGTAACACCAACCTGGGCAATAATCAGGGAAAGCTTGAGGCCAGCAATCGTCAGTGATTGCATGATCCTCAGTGACATCAGAAGTCTTGTTGCGAGAAGCGCACCAAATGCCACACCAATAAGCTGCGCAACATTGTTGAGCGTAACAGTAATTCCAAGAAGTTGAACACGCCATCGGCCAAATCCTTGTGCTGTATCGGCAATAGCCCGCGTGAGGAAAGCGATCGCTTCTCCCGCACCACGAACCGCCGTCACAAATCCATAAACCGCTCCTGAAGCAAACGACTCAAAAAGGCGGACGAAGTTTTCAAGAGACCTGCTGGAGAAGGCGCGGTCAAGATTGGCAAAGATCGTATCAAACGGGATACTCTTGAAAGAGACAAAAAGGGTATTAATAACAACCGTTAGGGCCTGCCGAATAGCATCGGCGAGTTTCGTAAGCCCTCTGCCAATATACGGAACCGAAGACAAGTTCGAGAAACCAAGAACAACCTGCGTAATGAACTCTTGGATGACGGATGTAATATTGCCAACAGCGGGGATACCAGAGCGCAAAGAGCGGAAGAAATCCAGCGCTGATTGCCGCAGTGTGTACAAGGCTCTTTGCGCTTGCAAGAGCCTCGCATAGAGACGGCCACCAAGTTCAAGACCAAAGACCTGAATGAGCGCGGCGCCAAGGTTATTAGTCGGTCCTATCCCAAGGAGAATACCGCGGATAAACTCAGCAAAGGCAGTTCCAAATCTCTTAACGTGAGTGATAACCTGTGCTATAACAGGAAGTATCTTCGTGGTAAGCGCATTATCAAAGTCAGAAACAAAGACGTTAACGGTATCGCGAATACCAAGGAAATTTTCGTGCCACGCGGTGTACAGAAGAACAGCCGCTGATCCAAGCGCTAGTAACACTGGTAGCGCGGCGCCAAGAATATGTGGCAAAGCAAGAAGAATACTCGAAAAGATTTGTAGCGAGCCGTGAGCCAGAAGAATAGCCCGCTGGATAATCAACACTGTACCAGCAAACGTTAACAGAGCGCCGATAGCAGTGAGAAGAACCCCAACAAGGAATACGATATCCGTAATAAATCGTGTAATCACTGGGTTCGTTTTAAGGATATCTGATATCGAGCGAATAGCCTTGGCAAACCCATCAAATGCCCGAATGAGTGGTCCTCGAATAGACGTAATAATGGAATTAGAAAGTTCAAACCAGGCATTCTTGAGATTTTGCCACGATGCAAAGACCGTATTACTCGTTTGCCTGTTTGCTCTCTCCCAAAGCTCAATGGCCTTGGTATAGTTACCACTCGTTAGTTCCTTCAAGAACTCCAGATATTCTTTCTCTCCACCAAGACCAGAGGTAATACCGATCAAGGCGCGAGACGCATTCTGGGTAAAAATTTCTGTAATTAGCGTGTCAACAGCAGAGCGGTCACCAGCGGCGAGCAACGTCGAAATAAACCCATAGAAACCGCCCTTGAGGTTGCCTCTCGCATCGAACCAAAACTGCTTCCACGCATCAGGAGACGCTTCTTGTCCAAACGCCTTGGAGAATGCTTCAAGCGCGGGACCAGATGGGTCTCGCATCGTGGCCGCGAATTGAGCCAGTCCACGCCCAACGTTACCGCCCCGCAGGCCGACCTCAGAGGCGAAGAAGATCGCGGCCATGGCGTCGGCAAGACCTGCACCAGGGGCACCTCCCTGCAACCCGTGGAACATCGGGCCAATATATTTAAAGGATTCAACAATATCAGGCACTTCCATCGTGCTGATATTGGCAAGGTAGCCAACGGCAGCAGCAATCTTGCCAAAGAGTTGAGATTGCGCGATCTGGCGCGGGTCATAACCAAATTCCATCCCGATGTTGAGAGCGCCCTTGATCATCGTCTCTGGTGATGTCAAGGTGAATGCCGCAACCTGCAACATCGGCATGAGCATGTTGGCCGCAGCCAGCAGGTTCTCAGCCGTTGCGGCTGGCGTGGGTCCCTGAAGATTTAAGCCGAGCGCGGAGACGAGATAGTAGGCGCCCTGGGCAATCTCTTGAGCACTGAATTGCTTAATGGGACCAGTCTTACGACCAAACGCGGTAATATCTGTTCCAAAAAGCTGGCCGCGTTGTAATCCAAAAACAAGCGTATTAATAAGATCAAGGTCGGCTGAACCAGAAATAGCAGCGCGAGTAGCAACGCGCTCATATTCCATGTACTGGCCAAGATCGATACCAACACCAGAGAGGAGACTACGACCAGTGCGGCCAATCATTTGACCGCCAAGAATAAGAGACCAGCCTGCGGCGGTTCTCTCTAAAGCCGTCCGTGCTTGATTCATTCCCTGGCTAACGTTACGGCCAAAGATCAATGCTGAGCGCCCTGTGCTATCAAGCGCATGCCGCATGGAAGCAAAACGGGATGCCGCGCTGTGCGTGAGGTTCCCGATCATCGTTGATGCTGAACGCAGCGCGCTTGAAAGCGTATTTCGGAGGACAGCAGCCAGGCGATTAATTGTTGAGAAAAGCGAATCAAACGCATGACGAAGGCGGTTAACGACACCAATAAGCTGTTCAGCCTGTTGTTGAACAGATTTTAGTGCTACTTTCTGCGCCTGCTGTGCGGCGCGTGCTGCCTCACGTTGCTGCTGTTCAAACTCGCGGGCAATGCGACGATTGATTCTTCGCTGCATTGCCGCCTCTTGAGCAGCAAGAGTCGCGAGTTGTCGTTGAACGCGGCGCTGTTCTGTCTCCTGCCGTCGAAGATCAGCGAGATACTCTTGAACACCCGTCTTGTAAAAATTGATTTGAGCAATTCTCCCGCGCAAGCCGCCAGAAGTCATCCGCATACGAGCAATGGTTTTCTGTAATTCACTTATCTGCGGGGCAACAGTGCGGTCAAATTCCTCAATCTGGCTCCGCAGGAGGCTCGCTGTCCCGCGCAGTTGCGAGGGAACCTTTTCGCCGCCTTGCTCTCGTGTCGCAATCTCCTCCTCAAGGCGCTTAAGCTCCTCAGCAGCCCGCTTTCGGCGATCGAGCGACCGTTGAATCTGCTGGTCAAGTGCCTGAAGGTTGCGAGAGGCTTTCTCGTTGTTCTGCTGAGCACGGAACAGTTGATGCTGCGCTTCAACAAGCTCTCGTACAGAAGCGGCTCCACGCTTTTGAATAGCAATAAGTCGATCCTGTGCTCCTTCCAGGTATCGTGCCGATTCCTTTAGTTGTTTTTGGGTTTGGTCCAGTTGCCGCATCTGGATCCGCGTGTTCATCATGGCTGAGACCATATCGGTCCCAGCACGCTTGGCTCGCTGCATAGCCACGGCAACGGTTCCCAGCGAGCGTGCCGCCTTCTCGGCTTCCTCAGCCATAGCTTGTGTTGCCCTGGATTGAGTTCCCTTTCCAGCGTTATTGATGGCCCGAATTGCCGCAGCAAGGTCGCGAAGCTCCTTGGGCACAGTAATCCCATGAAGGGCACGCTTCAGTTGTTCAATGCGCTGTATCGCTTCATCGAACCCTTGGGTTTTCGCATCACTCGTTATTTCAATGCGAATCGGCTGTGGCATAACGCAACCCTTCGTAAATAAAAAAAAAGAGGCGGGAAGGATGTGTCCTTACCCGCCTCTACTTCCTAATTAACCACAATTGACCATAGCGTTCGCCCTCAAGGAAGGCGCGGAACATGCGCATCTCAATATACGACTGGTCATCAATCCCGCCTTCAAGCGGCAACTGCCCGAGACCGACTGTCCATGGGACAGCCACGATGGTCTCTCTTCCATCTGATTCTGGTCTCCGAAAAACAACAAAGGACAGCAGGCGGCAAAGACAATACGTGTCATAAAGCTGGGCGAGCCACGGATGTTCGTTTCTCGTGCGCTCCTGGTCAAAACCAAGAACAGTGTTGCGGGCTAGGTCGAAGGCTTTCCCTCCAGTTCTTCGACCTCCTTACCAACAATCCGCTGCAAGTGCTCGACGAGAATCTTATCAAGCCACTGGGCTGGCTCTGGGGCGAGCTTGTGGTATTCCCCCAGAGAGAAAGGCACCGTATTCCCGTTCTCATCGGTCATGGACCAAGCAACAACAGCGAGTTCAGCAAAACGCTCCGCGAAAGAAATCGCGGCGTCCATGTCATCCTGATTCCGTGGAGCAGCAGCAAACAGACGATTGATTTCTCCTTTGCTTAGCTCAGCACGAAGTTCAACGTAATCCTCACCGCCTGGCGTCTCAAAACGGATCGTTTCATGAATACGTGCGCGTCGGAAAAATCCCATACTAACCACCTCACCAATACGCCGCGTGACCAGCGCGGCACCAACGATTACGAGTTATAAGCAGTTGCGTTATCAAGATTCACTATTTCAACGAGGACAGCGCGGTTGGTGCTCTCGTTGAAGTCAACCCTAGCCTCAAAGTCCACGTTAATCACTTCGCCAGCACGGAACGGCGTTGAGTGACGCGAAAGCTTGACAATATCCCACGTAAACTTCAACGAATAGTAAACGTCAGGATTCGGAGCAGCGTCGGCTACTGTATCAGATTGCAGGAACAATTCCATCTTGAATGGCGTGCGGCTAATAAATTTGTTATAAAGAGTCAGGTCTTCGAAAACCGCTGAGCCGCTTACGGTACACTCAATGCCGCCCTCAAAGATTTTGTATGCCTCATCAGAGCCATTCAACGTTTCTTGGCGGTCAAGAACCTGGCGAATATTGAGGCGAATATTCTTGAACAGGTTCGACACCGTATCATCAATCTCGATAGTCGCGCCTTTGAAGTAGAGCGGCGTCATGTTTGGGTACGTGATCGAACCAGCAGCAACTGGCGTGACTGTGACAGGTTTCTTCATGGACTGGAACGTAACCGTCATGTTGACTTTTTCGTTGACGGCCGCCTCAAGCTCGATCGATTCGACTTTGCACCCAGCCAAGCGCTCACACAGAATACCGCCCTCACCGCTGCGGGCATCAGACCGCTCAAGCGTATACGTTGGCACCGACGGAGCATCCGAGAAGGTATGCTTGTACGCAATCGTCGAACCGCCCTCAAGCGCCGAGCTATACGCGCCGAAAAGGCCAACCAGGAACGACCCCATGGCACCAGCAGGATACACAGGACCGCGAAGCGTAGCCGATGGCCGCGTCACACCATGCAACGTCTGATAAGCAGTGCGGGAGCCACGAATCTCACGCCACTCGATAAACTCATAGTTTGGGTCAAATTCAACCTCTTCCACGGGATAAAACTTCGTTGGTGTCGCAATCGCAACTCCAGGAGTTGTTTCCCGCGAAATCGCGAAGTAACCCTTGGATGCTTGTGGCATATGCCATCTCCTTTAGTCATTCATTACTTATCTTTGCGCAAAAACAACGACTTCATAATCAATAGCCGCAGCGCGAAGAAAATCAGCATCGCGCATAATCCAGTTCCAGTTCACGTCACCGACGGAACTCGAAAGAACTCGTCCTCCAAGTGTTACATGCTCATCAAGAGAAAGGAATTGACGCACGCGAGCTACAAGCCTAACAAGAATGCGTTCACCAAACGCTTCCTGAGGCATGGCCTCAAAGTAGGGAGTCATGTTAACAAGCACAAGCACATGCAGGCCGAGCCTACGGAACTCGCCTGCCATCGTTCGTCCATTCGCCTCATCAAAGCGATCATAGCGGGGAACAAGAGCAATTACCGCTTTCGTCGGTTTGCCAAGAGCATCTTGGAATGCTCTCGGCGGGTAGATGCCAACGTCTCCAAAATAAATCGTTGACACGTCGGCGGAGAACTGTTTCCCAAGAAGCTGAGCTAGGTAATCAATGATATTCTCAAAGTTATCCATAAATCTCTCTTAGAAGTATCTATTAATGATGCTATCAACCCATTTTTCCATGATGTCATGGGCGTTCTTTGCATCTTGCTCATCAGTTTCCCAGAGAATGCGCGGGGGAACAATGGAGACGTGGCCGCTCTTGCTGCGGATATACCCTCCTCGATGATGGAAAGCTGGATAGGCTGGGGGCTCGTTCTCAAATTGCCAGATAATCCCAAACGGCGAGACCCTTCCTGCCTTGTTCTGCCTGGCAAAGCTCGTGAAAATCAAGCCGCTTCGAAAAAGGATCGGACCAGGAGGATATCCCAATCCAACCCGCTGGCTGATCGTATATGGAGAAAGAGCCGCCCATTGACCATATATCGCGCCTTCTTTACGAAAATTCTCTGTCCACCGCTCAGCTTGCTTGTTCTTGATCCGCTCGTGAGGCTTATCACGCTGGGTTAGTAACGTGTTCTCCACTTTATAGAGAACACGTTTCATTTCATCGAGTTGTTTCAGCGAGGTCTTCGATACGCCGACGTCAATCATCAGAGAATCAACGCTCTCTTATATGGTTTAATAAGACGGTCAATGTTGTTCTGGAAATACATAATCCCAGGAGGTTTGCCGTCACCAACACCGTATAACTCAAGGTCCTGATATGCAAGATATGCAGTCATCAGGATTACCGCTGCCTTGATGTCTCCTGGAATTGTCTGATACCCAGCCTTGTACGTAACTCTGACCTCATAGTCAGCAATATCATCGGATAGACACAAGACAACCCCAGTCTTGCCGTTAAAATCAAGCTCAAAATTACTCAGTGGAACCGTGGTCCAGGTATCCTGGTAATTCTTTCGTTTCTCGATACTGGTAATTTGAGTAATCGGCCAGTTACGCAAGAAGATAGCATCGGACTTAGGACGGACGATTTCCTGATACGTACTTTCAGCGATCTTGCGGTTCAGTAGGCTCTCAATATGCGATTCTGCTTGAACAATAATATCGGATAACCGTCCCTCGATCTGTTCCGCAATCTGGCCATATCGAGAAGCACGAAATTCTTGCTCAGTAATGAGTGTTGGCGACGGCATATATCACCTTATTTCGTACCAGGCTCCCCAGCACCAGCAGCCACACCCTCTTCCCGCTTCCTTGTCTTTTTCGGTTGATCCACGATATCGTAGAAGCGGGATAGCAACCCTTCGATTACGAGCGGATCATCCGTTTCGACATAACCGCCGCGTACGCGAACCGAGGTGTGGTAAAAGTATTCCTCCCATTCCGTGTCAGGATCAACACGAGTTGGAGCCACAAACAACACCATAGACTAATACCCCAGTTGAATCGTATCATGTCCACCAAGCGTGCTCGCATAATTCGTATCAGCAACACCAGCATCGGCGTCGAGCTTAGCAAGAAGCTGATTAAACTTCGTCACAAGATTATTATACTTCTCAACGAGAAGTTCAAAGTCATCACCAGGAGTGCTCTGGTGAACAGTAATGACAGCCATAGACTCCTCCAGGACAAGGGGCGGCCTTCTGTGGCCGCCCCTAGGTGGGTATTACGGGTTAACGTTAATCAGCTTCGCGTGGAAGATGTTGGTACCCTCGACAGCAAGAGCACAGTACATCTTCAGCATGAAATCCACGGAGTCTTTCGACTTCGCCAGCGGTTCATACGTGATATCCTGATTGATAATGAGTGAGGACCAGCGCATGTCTGGTGCAAGGACGATATTGGTCAACCCAGTGATCGCGTTGTCCACGCGGATAACTGGCAACCCGTTGTAGGTCGAAACACGGAATCCACCAGCAATATCAACCTCGCTAATGAACCGCTGCTGGGCCTGCATAATTGCCCAGAGCCGCCGTCCCATCGGCCTCGTCATAATCAGGTGCGTCGGGTAGGAGATAGGCAGGTCAAGCATCTCATCGAGCAGGGCGAGCGAAAGCTGAGCATTCGCAGCATCCTTCGAGAGCGTAATCTGCTTGACGAATCCATCAAACTCGGCGGAGTTCATGGTAGAGTCGCCAGTCAGAATCCGTTGCTCAACCTGGCGAACGATCGCGTTTGCATGAAGCTCGATCTCAGCCTGAAGGACATCAATGAAGGACTGAGCGGCCTTGATCAGCGGGCCAGTAACTTCGCCGCGAGAATACACATACTTGACATTGATGACCTTCTCGTCATAAGTTCCAGTAGAAGCGGATGGCAATGCCGCGCCGTCAGCCGCAAACGTAGCAGAAGCAAGCGCATTAACCTCACGGTACATGTAAGCGTTCGACGGCCACATCTTCTTCGGCAAAACGGCATATACAGGCGAAAGCGTCACAACAAATTTGCGTAGTCCCTCGCTGACAACCTCTGGAATCAAGTCAGCACCAGTAGAAGTAACAGAGGTATCAAGAGCTTTCTTCAAATCAAAATTAATCTGGTCCATGTATAAATACTCCTTATACCAGAGTTAGTTACCTAGATACGCAACCTCGATGGCTTTACGTAGAACTTCGGTTCCAGATAGCCCGCTGCTCATGCGCTGGAACTTCTCGATCGGATTCTCGTTGACCAGGTCAGTATCGGGAACACGAACCGCGATCGACTTATCAATCGGCTGCTCCTCAAGTTCCTGGATTCGCTCAAGCAATGGCGAGGTTGCCTTCGCGATTTCCTGGCGCATAATCTCCGCAAGGGCGTCAATCGTCAGCACGGGTTTCTCTTCAGCTTCCTGCTCAGCTACGCGAGCCTTCTCCACGGCGTCAGATGCTTCATCTTGCCGAGGGGCTTCCACGTGACGCTCAGCAAGAGACTTGACGAGGTCCGTTAGACCACTAACGGTATCTTGCAGTGACCGCAACGCTTCAGAAATCGCGTCAATATCCTTCTTCACGTCAATGACATCTTCCATAGACTTTACCCTTGTATCTTCAATATTCGGAAACAATCTCGCCATGTAGCTTCGCCACTGTTGAAGCTCTTCAGAGCGAGATTCCATCAACGTTTTTGCCGTGTCAATGACTTCCTGATACTCTCCTGGTTCCGTGAATGGATAGGCAATAAGTTCACTACACGCGGAAACCTGCTGTTCGCAGGTTGTAATCATGTCTTGGATAAAATTTAACACGACCTGCGAAAAACTAGACAGCGGCGGCTCCTGCTCATCTTCGATCATCGGCATGGCATCAGGTCCTGCCTTTTCAACGATCTCTGGATTCTGAGCTTCCTCAAACACACCGTCGCTCTCCATATTCTTTCCTTCCCGTTGCTCCATCGCGATTTGCGATTTATCCAAACTCTTTTGTAAAGCCTCTACATATGTGATCGGATTTGCGGGCTGGCTGACAATACTAACCTCCTTCAACGCAATGTTATTGAACACGACAATAAATTCTCCCAGGAAGTCGTTCCACTCAAACGCGGCGTCGAGCACTGTTCCGCCAACGCTCATCCCCAATTTAACGATACGTCCATTTTCTGAAGGAACAGTTAATTTTCGATAGAGCATATCCGCATGAGGATTAGACTCATCAAGCTCAGCGATGACATGAAGGTTGTAGTGTTCATCAATAAAGGCGTCCACCAGCCAGCCAATGATATCGGTAAACTCATCGCGATGCCCGACACGCAGTGGAACAAGAGACCAGGTGCCATCGCGAAGATAAATGCCTTGCTTGATCGCTCTCTGCATGGCTTCAATGGCACTGTTTGCCATACGTTCCCGATCTAAATCAATATTGGTTCCGCTCGCGATACCATGAATATACCGTTTCGTGATGCCATCAACGGTTTCTTGATATGCCTTCGCAATCGGCATCGTGATCTTGAAGTTCTTGTGCGTCATACGTCGCCCTCTCTCAGTAACTGCGTGATATAGGCAAGCGCTCGTTCCGCGTACGCCTGCTTCAAGTGAACATCACTAGTGTCAAGTGCTTTTTTCACGGCCATCATTGCATTGTCAATCAACCAGTTGCTTCCTGACTCAGCCACATCATGAATAAACGCATAGGCTTGCCGTAGTGACGGCTGCGTGGCTTTTTGCAAGTAATCCACGGCAGCGGAAAGTGACGCTCGCTCAACCGTTACCGCCTGCTCTCGGCTCGGTGGTACCCTTTCCCCCTGTGGTGGGTCTTCTGGAACAGGAGGAACATCTGGATAGTTGACTTGCGGTAATCGGAAGTAGAGATTCAAGCGGTCAACAGGAACCGCACCCGTTGGCGTCATGATCGTCGGAATATTGCCGCCATCAACGGGACCTTTACCTAGCGTGGCCCGCACCTCATCAATGGTCAAGACGCCGCGATCAAGGTAGCGTCCGTTGAGATCAGCGAGTTCAAGGGCATCACGAACATCGGCCTCAGAGTGCTTGAAGACTGTATCCTTCAGCCCAAGAATGCCACGAATGAAATGATCATTGAACTTAGACTCAAAGATACGCTGGAGCGGGCTCACACTCTCAGATCGGAACGACTTGTCCTGCTCTTTCGAGTTGGAGCGATTAGCCGTCTCCATGTCACCGATCTTCGCTGGCGGCACATCAATAACAGCAAGAATCTCTTGCTTAATTCGTTCACGGCCTTCAAGAAAGCTCATGTCAGAGTGCGTGGCAATGCCGCGTTCAACACGCACCTTACCAGCAATGAGAATGGGCTTATGCGCGTTATCAGTGCCAACATAGGATTCTTGAATCCAGCGGCGGTTGCGCTCAATGTCTTCCTCAGTGGCCTCCTCAATAACGATGATCGTACCTGTGCTTGCCCCATTCTTGAAGAAGTTCTTATTGAAAGTCATGGCAAACAGGTCAGTAGCAACGGTATTCTTTAGTGCTTCGAGTGGTGAGAGGCCATATACATCGTCACCAGGGTTATCGATCTTGAAGTGAATAATTTCATGTTCAAAAAATTTGACTGACTCTCCGCTGGGGTTAAAAGGATCGCTTTGGACGAAGTATTCTGGGTCGCCATTCGGTTTTGGCTTGATATGAATTGACCAGGGAGCAAGGCGCTTAACTCTTGCTGGCCTCCGCTTGCGGTCAGGAACAATGTAGAGATACGCATCACCAAAGATCAGCAGGTCACGGTAGATTCTTCGCAACTCGCCCAGAAAATCTGGCTGCTTATCAAAGAATTCCCGTGCCTTGCGGTACTCATCGTCGCGGACAACAGATCGGGAGTCGCGAGGAACAAAGTCGAACCCAGTGTTTGTGCAAACCTTGACGAGTTTATCAATCGCTGCCTTCACATACGGATGCTGTTTATACATGCCAAGGTACAACGCCCAGTCGGCCACTTTTGGCTGTGCTCCATACAAGTCATCACGAAAGAGCACAAAGGGACCGAATGACGAGCGCTGTGACGCATCCTCAGAGGCAGCCTTGTGCACACGGCCATCTGGTAAATAAAGCACTGGATGCTCTTGCTGCTCTTGCATAGGCAACCTCTAATCCAGGGTAAAAATACGAAAGATTGGCTTGTTCTGGCCCTTGCATGCAAGCGCGAGCGCCCAGAACATGTCGTCATGCGGCTCACCGCTATAACGGATGTTGCCAGAAGGAGTGATTTCCCTCTTGATATTGTGAATTTGGGCGGCGAGCCTGCGATTATCTTTCTGCAAAACAAGCTTTCCACGTTCCATTAGGCCCTTGACATTAAGAGCCATCTCCTCTTTATTCTGGTTGGTAAACGTGATCGGTTCAATCAAACTACCATGAACTGACCGAAGGTCGGCAGAAAGCTTGCGCCCCAGGCCAGTTTCGTCAACGCGGACAGCCTGGGGACGCATCCGTCGAATTAGGTCGTTGATATAGGCAAGCTGGGAGTCAAAGTCTCGATAACCAGATTCATGACCAAGATCGGCATAAAAGCGATGAACCAGTGTACCGTCACTCATTCGCTCGAATACCTGAATCGAGGTACTATCTCCACCTTTCTTGCCCTCAGCAAAGTCAATACCAATGTAGACGGGATTATCATTGTGCTCAGGTCTTCCTTGAAGCCACTTCTCATAATATTCATCATCTTCTTCAGACTGTTTCTCGTCATGTTTTTGGCATGCAAGGATCAATTCCCACGGGAAGAAGGCTTGTGACTCGTCAACGAACCGACCACAGAACTCCTGCTCAAATTCTTCGTTCGTCATCGTCCTGGCGTACTGCTTTAGACGCTCAGACCCAAATCGTTCAACAAGCTCTGGCATGAACGCCCAGTTCTGCTGGTACTCTTCTTCCCAAACCCGCCTTGCCTCGTACTTGTTAGTACAGAAGAAGCTCACGTCGAACCAGACAAACTGGTGCCGTGACCACTCATCATAGAGACGGTCCTGATTCGAGAAGATTTCCCAGAACTTTCCACGCTGGCCAAGCGGCGTCGAGATGATGTCAAAACACCCATGACCACGAATTGTGGCAGGGAGAGCAGCCACAAAGATGCGGTCCATGTTTTTGATATGTGCTGCCTCATCAATAACCAGGTCCTTCTTGCCACCACGAATGCTTGAGGAAGCGGCCATCGAATTGATAATGCTCTGCCGAGAACCTTCATGAAAACCAATGGAAAACTGGTTGTTCACGGTCAATGGGTGTTTCCATCGTTTTGGCAAGGAATCCCACAAGCCATAGATATACGTGATCTTGCTTTGAGCTTCCTTCTTGCTGATAGACACGATATCGCATCGGTAATACTCGTTTCGGTACGCTTTCCAGAACTTCGCGGCGGCTACGATTAATGACGCCCCAGCTTGCCTCGTTTTATTTGTGATCTTGAATTGCGATTCGTCAAGAAGATAAGCTATCTGATAATCCTCAAGAATAAATGGCTTTCCCTCAACTTCAGTAAGAAGCTCGAAGAACCATACAGGATAAACAAGACAAAGCCGATCAATAACCTCACGCCGCTGCTCCAACGTGAAATTCTCTAAGAATGGTTTCAAGGCTTTCCATCGCGGACCCATGCTCGGTGACTCGAATGAGATCATTGGTCTTACTCTGCTCCTTTTCCTTCCTCCTCTCTTCGGCCTCAGCAGCCTGCCGTTGCATCTCATGCAAGTCACGAATGCTCATGCGCATTGTATTGGCAATGTCACTGAGTTCTTTGGTAACTCGCCCTTCGTAGAAGTGTTCCAGGGCAACTTTGTGAAAAATAATACTGATTTGTCGTACGAGAAGTTTCATTTCCTCAAGGCAATCAACATTCTGCTTTCCATTGATGACATTATTCCAGTATTCTTTCTGCTCCTCGTTGAGAAACGGCTGCATGCGGTTCACAAGAACCTTAAGCGATTCCGTGGTATCAATGGATTCCTTCGGCGTGGTCTTTCGTCCACGCGGTCTACCAGGACGCTTGGGGATTCGAGGGGCACTACTAGGATCATCAAAGTCGCCTCTTACATCCACGAGGCCAAAAAGTTCGTCCCAGCGCGTTGAGGTCATTGCTTGGTCTCTCCAGGTCTTGACAGCGTCCAACAATGGACGCTATACTTCGTCACGAACGGGTATGGTCTACGAGTGAAAGGAGGAAACGATGAAGTTCACTGTTGATGATTTTTTGCGCTCGAAACAGCTTGGGCTTGCGTACGCTGGTCAAGCAGCAACAACGAAAACAATCAAAACCTATCGTTCAGTATTTGGTCTAGCTGAGCGCCTTGTCGGAAAGCCAATCACAGAATTTTCGCGTGATGACTTCAACCGATTCATGATCACAGCCGAACAACATAAGGTATCACCAAAGACGATCAACTTGATTATTTCTGGAACACGCGGGCTCTTCGACTGGGGCCAGAAGAGTGGCCTGACGAGGCGGGCTGATCCATCGAGTGGAGTGCGTCTCCGCAAGATCACAGAAAAGATTCCTCCGCTCGTAACGGAAGAAGATGTCACAAAGATCATCAAGACTATGTACGAAATTCTTGAAGATGATGATACCGCATGGAAGTACGCCATGGTCACGAAGCTGCTCTTTTACGGCGGCCTTCGGCTCAACGAAACCTTGACGTTGAAGCGGAAAAACGTCCTCGAAGACGGGATAATCATCGTTGGTAAAGGAGGGGATGAGCACTTTGTACCACTCCGAGAAGATGTCCTTGCTGAACTCCGCGAGTTCGCCAGTATCTTTGACGAGAGCGAGTATGTCTTCTATGGGTACTATGGACCAGCAAGCAGACACGTTGGTCTCAAGCCACTCAACAGCAGCACATTTAGCCGCGTCTTCGCGAAGGCTGTGAAGAAAGCTGGTCTCTCGCCAGAGATTACGCCACACACGCTTCGGCATGGATTTGCCACGCTTGCCCTGGAAAAGACTGGTAACCTAGCACTTGTCCAGGACCTGCTGCGGCATAAAGACCCAAAGACGACAAGAAGGTACGCTCGCATCACGAAAACGAACATCAGGAGCGGATACAATCGCATTTGGAGCTAACGTTTCCGCTTCCTGATTGGTTCAAATACCTCGAAGTCACAGCATTCATCCATGTGTTCTAAATCATCTTCAGAAATAGGACCAAGGTACTCTCGGGCACGGCGCTCACATTCCTTATGTGACTCCCGAGAGTACCTTTTTTTGTCAGTGTCCCGTTCTTCACGCTGCTGTCGCCACATATTACGCCTTCTCGATAACCTTCACTTTCCTCATTTCGGTAGCAGCGCGGCCATCTGGGTAAACGACCCGCGTAAAGACCTTGTAATCACCAGACGCTGGAAAGAATGACGCTGCAATAGTGTACGAGATGATGTTGTCCACAACAGTAGCAATAGCCTCGTTATTTGGTGGATTCAGCGGTATGAATACACCATTTTGCACGTCATAGAGGGAAACATATGCCGCAGAAGGATTGAGTGGGGTCTTGTTAAAGTTGTAACTATTGGGACCCTCATCAACTGGCTCAAGCGACTCATACTTAATACTGTATGTATCTCCAAGGAATATGCGGTCAGCTTGAATCACTGGCATTTTAGAACATCCACCTCAAACATGGTCTTGTATTTTCCCACACAAGATTTGGCCTGCGAGAAAGAGCGCGGATATGTGGTCTTTGATTATGAAATACAAGAACAGGCTTATTCATCGAGAACCCTTCCAATGAAGTTTACGATGACAATTAGCACACACTACGATACACTTGCTTATCTCTTGTTTAATCCGATCAATACCAGCGCCACCATTGACAAGTGCCGAGATTGTTTCACGCTTATTCGCGGTATCCACGTGGTGGAATTCTAGGCACGCTGGGTGAGCCTCACCACAGAACGCGCAAGGGTGTTTAGCTTTATATTGCTCAACCCACTGCCTATTCCGCCTTCGGTGTTCACCCGACATTGGACACTAGCTCGTGGATTGCGTGACATCACTCTCTACCGTCATGGTACCCCTAGCAAGCGTAAAAATCTCTCCAGAAGAGCTCTTATACTGAATGTCATAATAGTATGTTTGCACATTAAGAGCAGCCGTTTGTGCTGATGTCATCGTCATCGTGGCGGCACCGTTTGGGGCATCCGTGATCGTAATTCCTTCACCTGTAGCGCTCGTCAACTGAAGGGCACCTGGATCAGGATCAGAGACAGAGTTCTTCAACGTAAAATAGAGCTTGCCCCCTGTAATGTTGATCGGCGTGCCGCTCTCGTCCTTGATGACCCAATTTTCTTTATAGGTATCCCCACGGGTAATAGTAAAATTACCAGCAACGTTTGCCATAGTCAACTCCGTATCTAAGCAGCCTGACGTTCAAGTATGTGAGGATGTGAGCGGTTGAAACCGAATAAATTGTTAGCATGTCCCTCATTATAAATAGCAGCCACCTCTTGATCAGTAAAGGCCCTATCAGCATAGAGGAGGCCGCCCACGGCAAATCCTGGGACTAACGATCCGCCGAATACGTTGTAACCGTCAATAATCTTAGGAGCATAACTAGTATTCGAACCAACAAGAACCCCATCAAAGTAAAACCTCCACGTGGTCCCGTCCCATGTGCCGCAATAGTGATGCAACTCGCCGACAGGAACGGGATTGGGGGTTATGATAGAGTAAGAACCATCGGCCTTAGCAGCAAACGCCATTGTCCCATCAGAACGTGATATTAGTCCTGGTCCATTAGGCCAATTACTCGAATGGTTAGCTGCAAAAAGCAACTTACTCGTTGGCGGCGTAATGAGTTTCACGAGCCAGAACGCGACCGAGAACGGCGGAGCGGGATCGCCGTATGGCAAGCTGCTCCCATTCGGAACGAGAACATTCGTGTCCAACCTGCTGCTCGCGCTCGCGTGCGCCGTTCCCGCCCAGGAGTAGCCTGTGCCCATATTCCCCGTGCACCACGTGGTGGCATAGGGTTTTGCCTCACAGCCCAGGTACCCAAAATACACCATCGCGTAACCGCTCCCAGCGTTACGCAGGCGCGGGACATATTTCACCGTGCTCGCATTGGCAAAGGTTGCCGTGAGGACGAGCGTCGTCTGGGTGTTGGCTGATACGGCGAACGTCTGGCTCAAGGTCTCCGTCACGGCGTTGCTCGCATCCAGCCCAACGAGGTCCAGTGCTAGCGTGGCATTGCCCGTAGCGAGGACGATCGCCTGTGCCGTCCGCGTCTGTCCCGCACTCACCGCAGGAGCCACCGAGGCTTTCAGGCCATACCATCCGCCAGCAGGCATGGTGAGGACGGGAAATCCCGTTGTACGGAGGATTTGCGGCTCAAATATCGCACCTCCTCCGCCGTAATTCGTAGAGGTTCCCGCACCAGGCTCCCAGTGGAGCCCCTGGTTATTGTCCAGTGGATCAAGGATTTCATTCGTCGTCCCCTCTTCGACGAGCGCCATGACCCTCTCGACAGCCTCGTGTTGGCCCATCGTGCCAAGCTGGCCCGTAATCAGGTCAATCCACGTCGCCCCTGCAACACTGCCATCAAAGAAGGCCGCGGAGCTCGACGGCGACAGCGTCGTGGCGTCGAAGTAAAAAACATCACCGACCTGCCACGGGTTTGCGCTGTCATCTCTGGTACCGCTCGCCTGCCGCATAGGCGTGACGTCCGCTGGGACGGTAAATGTCCAGGCCACACGTGTCCATTGTCCAGGCGGCAGGGAAAAGACGGGCGAGGAGACGCTATGGAGCCATAATTTCACCATCCTGGCCGCGCTGTTTGCGTTGAAAATATCCATGGAAAACGTCCAGGTTCCTGGTGTGATGGCAGCCCGCGTATTGTGCTGGAAATGATGGCCAGACGGCTGTGTCACTGTGCCCTGGAGGCTCCAGGCTCCGTGCGTCCGTGGGCTGGTGACGCGGGCCAGTTGCATACCAGGAGACCACGGGAGGGGGCTTGAGGCATCGAATGACTCGTTGGGGAGCAGGTTCATCAGCGCCCCAGGTGCAGGCCGCCAGCGCAGGGCGCCACTACTCGTGAGAGAAAACGACTGCGACTGTGACGAATTACCAGGGGCACGCCGATACCCAACAAGCGATCCGCTCAGCGGAACCATAGCTGTAATGGGATTCTTGTTACGAACATCTTGCCGAGCTATAGCCAGTTGTTGTGACGAACGTTGGATACGAGGAATAGCAAGATCAGTCCTGGTGATGTTGATTGGCTGTGTTGACCTTTGGATCCTAGGAAAAGCAACAGGCTGTCTTTCAATGATCATAAACATCACCATTAGATAACATCGGCTGGGGGATTATGCTTTGAAAGAGAAACCATTATTTCATCAAGCCTTGAGTTAATGGCAGTAACAGTCCTTTCAAGTATTCCAACGCGATCATTGATAACCTTCACAACACCATCAAGGTTTGCATTCACACGAGCCTCAAGTTGTGAGAAGTTATCTGAAACACTCTCCTTAACATCAGCAGCAGTGACGCTGTCAGATGCATACATCTCTTCTTTGAGAGCACGCACCGCTTGATCCACTTGGACAGAGACATCGTTTACAGAAGCACTCAGGGCCGTATACTGCTTCTCCTCAGCATCAATCGCGGAAATCACGCGGTCCATCGAAGGAACAAGCTGCTCGATTGCCACGCGGTTCTGATCCACAGAGGCCACTAGCGCACGAAGTTGCTCCGTCGTAACCACGAGAGTATCACGAGACTGCTGCACCATCACGGACTGTTCGGCAGTCTTTTGAATCAACGTGTCAAGTTGAGAGGACACGGCCTGGATAGCACTTGTCAATGAATCAACCGCCTTCGTCAACTTCGACACAGGCTTGCCTTGATCAATGGAATCGAGTTTCGTTGTAATCGTGCCCTGATTTGTGAGAATCGCATTCATAGCAGACATGGTTTGGGAAATCAGGTCACGGACCTCTCGCTTATCCTCGATACCCACGCTTTCTGGCTTCAGTCTTTCTAACTTTTCTTCCAGAGACAAGAGCTTTTGATCTAGCTCAGCCCGAAGCGCGTCAACGATCGGCACTACCTGGTCCTGTTGTTTTTCAGCATCTTTGGGTTTCTTCTCCTTGAAGGCAGACCTTGCAAGAACAGCGGCCTTCTCTTCGTCGAAGGATGCTACCCACTGGTTAGCAGCTTCCTCTAGGGCTTCTTCATGACCAGCCACATACTGAAAGTCTCTCGTGGCAATAACACCACCATCTTCTGTCATCAATGCAACATTAGCAACAACGGTTGGGTGCTCATCCTCTGGATTAATGATTTTTTTGGATACAACGTCCCACTTGAGCATGCATTATCTCCTTTGCCTGCACAGGCAAATAGGGGAAACGCGGCACCGTGGCGGAGATACCAAGATGCCGCGCTAACTCTCCACGTGGAGCGCGAGGGAAGAAGGTACTACCACTTTCTTACGCACCAGACGCTTCCTGCTTTTCTCGTGGTACGTATAAAAGAGGCTCGTGGAACTGATCAACATCACCAAAGTTCTCTGGCTGTGGGATTGCATTTGCAAGTAACCATTGCCGCACGTCATCAACTGTTGCCTCTGGGTGCTCTTGCAAGTACAAGGCAATCGCACCAGTCACATGCGGCGCTGCCATACTCGTACCAGTGAGATAGGCATAGGTGTTATCCAAGTACGTGGAAAAGACACAAACACCTGGGGCTGCGATATCTACCTGTTTCCCATGATAACTCGATGCGGCTGGATGAATTGCCATATTGCGGTAATCATAGAACCTGTCATCAAGACCGCCAAGTGCACAAGGAGCATCGAGGGCTGCCTTCCCACCAGGCTCACCATCAAAGTCAGCATAACTACTAACAACAATAGACTCATCATAGGCGCTTGGTCTTCCAGAAAACGCATCACCGCCTCCATTCCCAGCAGCCACAACGACAGGAACACCAGCGCGAACCAGATCACAGATTGCCTGGTGAAGCTCCTGGTCAACCCAGAACGGATTCTTCCTCCTTGTCAACCCAAACGAATCAACCTCTTCCAAGTAATACGGCGTCTCACGCAAGCGCCTGTCTTGCAAGTCATATGGAAGGGCTGGGTTATAACAAGGAGCAACATCATGATACTCAAAGTCACCACCAAGACTGAGATTCACCACATCAATGATGTCAGCATGCTCCAGCACCCACTCTAATCCACAGGTGACATCATCAAAAGAGCCCTTGCCATTCTTGTCCAGCACCTTGACTGCCCACAACCTCGCTCCAGGAGCCATGCCAACAACACCCTTGTTGTCATCCTTGGCTGCAATAATCCCTGCCACGTGCGTTCCATGACCATTCAAGTCCTGGTGCGGATAGAGCAACCTGCCGTGGCTGTCATACAGTGCCTCTTTCGTCTCGCCTGTACAATCATACCCACCCACAACATTCAAGTCATCGTGATAAACATCAATGCCTGTATCCACGACAGCCACATCAACATCGCCTGTCCCCCATCCACCACCAGATCGCCGTATCCCATTCGGAACAACTTGCTCATTCGCCAGCACAGGCGCTGCCATTACCCACAACACAACCACAAGTACCAAGGAACGCATAACAACAACCTCCACAACATCACATTACCACATTCTCTTACACTTTTCCCCAGCCTTATTCCAAATAGCCACACAATTCCAAGATTATCCGATACGATTCACAACCAAAAACCATTCACCAGATTATCCCACGTACCATTCCCTTTCATCTCAATCGAAACATTTCAATACAATACTAACACCACAAACCGAAGAAGGCAAAAAGCGCGAAGGTTTGAAATTTGTACCGCGAATAATTTTGTGACTAACGACCAACCACAACAATTGAATTTGAAGCGGATTTGAGGGGCAAGTACCTATAATATGTGTGCTTAGTAATAACGCTAACCTAACTAGCCTAACCTAATTGCCACAATTGCCTAACGCGAACTAGTGTACGCTAGATTGCGTGCGCCGTTGTGTAGTTGTGCCCGTGACGGATATGGTTGCGTTGCGTTAGCCATTACCATAATAAGCACGCGCAATTGTGTCGGACGTACAGTGCCTAACTTGCGCATATTAGGTGCAATAAGCGCGCGGGATAATTGTGTGCAAGTGACCGACGCCGACGCTGACCGACTGGCACGGCGTGCACGAAATGTGTAGCGCACACTACGCCGACGGGGATTGACTGTCACTAGCGCGCCCGCTATACTGCATCCAGTCGCCAGTCGCGGCGACACGGGTTTCGGCAGCGCCTATATATAGGCGCCAAAAAAGGACGGGATAAAATGGCACGCATTGACGAACTAGAAAAAATCATCAGCGGTAAGTTTGTAGACACAAACCGTCCGCAACCACGCTTTTTATACGCCGCAACCTGCCGCAAACTAACCACGGCGGCAGGCATGCTAAGTAAAGGATACACTCTTGCGGAAGTCGAAAACTGGATTTTGGATCAACAAAAGCCAGAGTACCGCGACACTGCAGGACAAAAGCAAGTAGCGTACTTGCGGGACTTGCTGATCCCAAACGGCATGGTGGAAGAGCACATTAGAAACTACTGGCTATCTGCGGCAAAAACGGAAGTAGAAAAAGTCCGCGCCGCACACTTGCTAAATCAATTGTTCGGCAAAATTCAGCGCGCTGCCGAACAAAAGGATACCACGCAAAAGAAAAAGCCCGCCGCTAGCTAACGCTGCCTAACGGCAGCAATCAAGTCGGCAGTCTAAATGGCTGCCGACTTTTTGTTGTGTTCGCGGCAGTCACTTTTGGTGGCTGCCAAAAGAAAAGGGATAATGACAATGGAAAAAGATGCCTACGGATGGCAGGATGATGATGATGATCCTGCCAATTCGGATGATGATATGTTTGACTATTACAGAGAAAGGCTAAGACGTAGAATTGCTTGCGCGCTCATAGAGCCAGAGGATACCCTTTGGCAAAGGGCTACCGCTTTGGTGCGACAAAGCGATTAGCACCCGCACCCGCCGCCCAAGCGGTAAGCGGCGGCGGGCTCGCGAGATTATAAAAAATATATAATAAATAATTTGAGACAACCGCCGCGCCTATATGCAGCCACGCGGCGGCAATAACTGCGCGCGGTAGGGCTCCCCCAATAATACACGCGCCTAATGTATATTATTGCAGCCGCGCCGCACACGGCTCACCAACACATGCGGAATAATAACCACGCAATCGCAATAACAATAATATTCCAAGCACAATAATACAGAGCATTCGATAATCGAAAATCAATCCCAGTCCCTGTGAGGTTGCCTGCACAGGCAGGCTCACAGGACGCAATCCTAAGCAATGAGATAACGTTACGCCAGTTGTGCAAGTACATAACAAAACGTAACGTTATCTTATATTCGCTTAGGATTGGAAAGTCGTCGGCCTCGGGGGATTGACAACCGTCGGCCTTCCCGCTACGCTGTCAGTGTCGGTGGCGACGCCGACGGCAACAGCCGCCGACGGTAATAATAATAAACAAAGACAAATTATTATAACAAACAGCAGCGACCTGTAGTAATAATAATCCACGGTCGCTGCTTTATTATTCCAGTCCTGACTAATTGAATAAAGCTAAGAACCAGTCGTTGGTGAGTGACTGGTTACAGCGCCGTGCTCAAAATCATGAGCAATGGTTGGCGCTGCGGTATTAGTCAGGAGGTAAAACAATGTCTATCACAAAGATAGACGAGAAGGAATCCCTAATTACCATGCCCAAGTGGGCATGGGAGATAGTTCTGGAAGACATCGAGCCACTGAGAAAGGCACTCCCATGGTGGGAGTACCGCAAGAATGATTCGGTTTCAGTTATCGTCGGGAGTTATATGCTCCCGATTATAGAAAAATATAAGGAGGTGGTGGCTTGATACATCTGCTAGACACGGGAGCACTTAGTGTGCTCCCGTGGATATCCAGGGACGCTATTGGTCTCGCATTTGAGACCAATAGCCTAATAGAGATAGCAACCAGCTCTATAACAATAAAAACCAATTCCACGAACGCATCAATCAACGACGCTTTCACGGAACTGACCGTATCAGAGTATGCACCGTTTCGGGTGCGAGAAATTACCCGCCGAAAAGATAAGGCGGGTGAAGTAATCATATTCTCTCTAATGTAGCAATAGTAATGGAATAAATACTAAGAAGGCCAGGGTTGTGTGGCCCTGGTCGAACATGGGGGAAAACAGCCCCAGCCTGGTAATATAATCCCTGGAATGGTCATGGGATTGTATCTTTATACAATCCCCCAATAAAATGGACCAGGACCAGGGGTATAAATGGACCAGGCATAGGGGTCTATTTGATCCCCATGATGGCCATTATATAGGGCACCATGCCTGCGCAGGCATGGTGTAGGAGGGACAAGGTGGTCAAGTTCGACTGTAAGGAAGCAATCGAACTATATTCTAAGCTTTTAGATTACACGTTGGGGTTGGTCTTTGACCCCACGGTAGACGCTGACCTGATCTTATGGGAAGATCGGGCATGCGTCATGGTTTCTCGATTTATGAGAAACCACACCGCAAACGCAAAGATTATCGCCGACAGCGTTGTTCGGGATACTGGGTTGCGGTACTCGTACCATATTGACGATGGCGAGTACCTGTCGGTATTCCTCTCTCGCTAGTTATTGCCGTAGGGAGTAACCAGGCTCCCACGTGGGTTCGATGCCCACGCTACGGCCCAATCCCGTGGGTGGCGCGGGATAGATTTAGTCCCAAAGGAGGGGACAAAATGGCATAATTGGGGGAGGGCGAACCGCCGTCGTTTGAATATATCCCCGCAGGACCATGTCCGTTCTGCGGGTGCGAATGGCGCAAATACTACACAGGTGCCGCGTTTGGCACCTGTGCTGGCTGCGGTTCGGCGTAGTCGTAGTAGTCTATGGCCGTGGGCTGTGTGACCCACGGCCAAGGAGGACAAGAAATGAAGACGTATAGTGTAGGAAATGTCGTCGTATATTACGGGGTTGAGTATAATATTATCGAACGGAAAGAGGTAGATGGTCTCCCCATCTACCTACTAGAAAACGCCCGTGGCGAGCTAACGACAGCCTATCACAACGAAGTGCTATTCGTACGGGACGGGAAAACTCCCGCACGGGAATTTTTCAGAGGAGGCCCGTGCCCATTGTGTGGATCAGAGTGGTATATATGCCATCTGGGCGGCGCTTATGCCACCTGCGCTGGGTGCGACTCATAGTAGTAGTCTATGGCCACGGGCTGTGTTAGCCCGTGGCCAAGGAGGAAACGTGATAAAGAAACTTATCAAAAGGTATAGACGGTGGAGATGGCCACAGACATACTGCGGCTACTGCGGGTATATTATCACCAGGGGCTCTATCTGCCCCTGGTGCGGATTCAAGGACGAGAGTTAGGGAGGCCATGACTCCCTAGAAAGGAGCACAACATTATGCATATCATCAATCTTACACCGCATGATATCACCATTGTACGGGATGGTGGCACAACCACCATCCCAAAAAGTGGCGACGTAGCCAGAGTTTCGACAACCGCCGAGGTTGTCGGAATAATTGATGGCATCCCCATATACAAAACTGTATATGGGGATGTTGTGGGATTACCAGAGCCACGGCCCGATACTTTCTATCTCGTTTCCACGTTAGTGGCCCAGGCCGTAAAGCGGCCTGATGTTTTGTCCCCTGGCGAACTTGTCAGGGGACCAGATGGGCAGCCGATAGGCTGCAAGGGTTTGGTTAGCTGGGCATAGTCCGTAGCCGCGGGTTCACACAGCCCGCGGCCTTTTTTATTTTTATGGGGACCACAAATAACGGGCTTCTATCTTTAGTCTTTGCCAAACATTCGTGACAACACTGGCAATAGCGGCGAGGAGAGAGTGCTGGCAATATAGGCGCGATAAGGACTACCCCAATAGTACACGTGCCAAATACGCGCCATCCTGGCCGCAGCCACGAGCAACGTTCCAATCACATGAGAACATAACGGCGTACTTCGGCACGTGATGAGGGCATCCCAAACACAAACCCACGTGCCATCATTAGCCAATCCCTAGCACAGCTTATAGCCGCTTAGGATTGGCAACTCGCCCCGCCTTACCCCTTGACAACGGCTAGCTGCCGCGCTAGTCTGTTGCCGTCAGGTGGCGACGGGCCGCCAGGACGGACTGGGGAATCAATACCAGTCATTGATAAGAGAGAAAGGAGGTGATGCCTATACGTCAAATTCCTCATTTATTCAAACATAATGGATGCGAGAAAGGAGCACACAATGGGGATTATAACGCTCCTATTTTATATCATCAAATTTATCGAGGAATCACGGCCACTACAGTATAAGGTGAGGGAGGTCGTGATTCCACGAAATAATTATCCACGCTGGCCAAAGTAATGGGATAACTCATAAGAAGATGCGGCTTGTGTTATGGCCGCATCGAAGCAGCCCAGCCGTCATAATCGGGGCTGCACAGAATATTGTGAAAGGAGACAGCGGAACATGTTGTCACCATGGACAAACACAGCGCATAGAAAGGCACTGCCTGATCTTGAAAACGTTCTCATTCCAGCACTAAGAATTATGTACGCATGCCCATTTAGGACGGCAATGCAAAAATCTGGTTTACGAACAAGTGTCGAGTGGGCTGCTAGCTTACTCACCACGCAACTGTATCATGCCTGCCTGGTTGAAGGTCAGATAGGGCATGTACAGCGGATTACCGAAGCACTTGATCAGAAACGAAACCCAAATGCCTCGATCTATTACACAGAGCTAGAGCCGCTTATGGTTGCAGTGGAACTCCTGAGACACTTCCACGCCGAGTCCGATGATGTGAGTGAGAAATTATTACTGGCCGATGCGATCTCGGCAATCAAGTGGGAAGTGCGAAAGATTGCCGAGGAAGAGTACAGCCGAGTTGAGGCAAAGGCATATGAGCGTGTAGCTAATGCACTTCGCCGACACGGCAAGAGGGTACCGAAATCAAAGGCACCAGCCCACATGCTTTCGTCCTCATCCCATGGTATGAACCGCGGATAGGGGTAAGAAGCAGATTCACAATGGAACCAGGGTAGGGCACCAAAGAAAGGAGCGCAGCAGTGGCACTGGTCGAAATATCAGCAAAATTCCTAAACGAGCTTGGTTCGAGGCTTGAGTACGACCGCCGCTGGAGACAGTGGGCGAAAGTTATCAGAAGCCCCAAGGAGATCGATCTTTCGAAACAAGGCGCTTACGCGATCACCAGTGAGTTTGTTCGCTGGGGATCAACGGTCGCAGTCCCAGAAAATGCTTATTTGATCGCGGCCACAGAAGCAGGAAGCAATAGACGCCGCTCGTACATCTACGCTATCTTCCAGGCAACGAACGATGGTGTGCGGTATATCACACCAGAAGAGATCAAGGCCACTGTCAATGAAGAGAATATACCAGAAAATTACCGAGCCAAAGCGGCTAACTCAGAGCCGTATGCAATGGCTCTTTACATCGTGCAGAAATCACAAGAGGTCTCACCAAGCATTGCTGCTGCACGTGCCGCTCTCCAGGCACTAACTCCTGAGGAGTTACAACAAGTTCTTTCTGAATTTACGCAAAATCATGAAAGGAGCACTAAAGAATGAATACATACCTGGATTACCTGTCTCTCATCAAGGAAAACGGCCAAGAAATCACGGAGCACGACCTTGGCACTATCTATGATGATATTGAAAATCTGGGCATCAACGCATCGAAGCTGCGAATGGCACTGTGGTACGGCGCCAAGGCATACAAGATTCCTGGCACCGATGATATCCTGGTGAGGATCACACATAACCTACCAAGTGATAACCTCGTGTGTGCTCTTGGTGACGCACTAAAATCGTCACCAGACACGCACATGTTTGTTGGACATAGTAGCACCATCGTTGTGGTGCCAGTACGAAAGGAGGCAATGCCTATCGCCTAAATCACAACGTAGTCATGGGATGAGTGGGAGCGTCAATCGTGGCGCTCCCATTTGTTTGCAGGATGGTATAGCGACGGGAAAGCAGATCGCTGCCACGGCATAAAGAGGGTTAGCCATGAAATACGGGACGTCACACGAAATATTCGCTCCCCTCGTGGCCCTGCAAAACAAGAATAACGGATATAAAGAGATCAAATGGACCTTCAAGCAGGCGAAGTCGGTCTATGGTATATCAACAAGAGACCTGCCCGAACTCGTCGAATTCGTCAAAGACAACAGCGAGCCTGTGAGGGCCGAGATCACGGCGCTCCAGGAGTATAAGTCACAATATCCACTGGACTATGCACGGCGATGCTTTCTGTTCGCACTGATTAGCCCGCAATGTAACTTCACAGAAAATGTGCTTGCGCTATCGCAAATCATGGAAAACTGGGATCGTCTCGATGATCCCGAAACAATTACCAGGAGCCTCACGGTGCCGTACAAGGGCAAAGGCAAGCTGCGGCTTGTCAATCTCGGCCATACCAAAGCCAGAAACATTCGCAAGGCCCTTGGCTGGCTCAGGGGCAATCCACACAAGACATTCACCTACGAAACACTCGCATCCTTCAAGGGCATGGGGAGTAAAACGATCGCCATGGCCCTGGCCCTCTGGGACGATACGTTGCCTGTCTTCACGCTTGACTCCTGGATGTTACGGCTCATTCTCAACATCCAAGGTCACTCACCGCAAGTTACGGTATCCACAACAGAGCCTGGATACCGTCTAACAGAGGGAGATATGATTGCGTGGTGCACCCGCTGTGTACCCGATTTGAGCTACTTCACTATCCAGTGGACACTCTGGAACGGCTGCTTCGGCGAGCATAAAAGCCATCTCGGTATCATCGGAAAGGAGGCATAACGTGGCGAGAATAGAACCAGGAACCACGGATATCCTAGAGAACGCTGGCATGCGGTACAGCCAGATTCGAAGCTTCATCTGGCACGCCAAAAAGATTCGAACCCTGGCCGAGGCGTACTGCACCCGCGACTTGACAGAACAAGAACAGCGCCAGTACAGCGCGTCCAAGCAAAAGATCACTGACTTACTGGCACAATATGGTCTCAAGGTAAGATTCCAAGGGGACCCACGAGGACACGTCATCGTCCTAGAGACAGAACAGACAAACCGCTGGGGCAACGACGGTTGGGGGGCCATCTAAAAACACCTGAGGATTGGCAACTCGGCACGGCTCACCTCTTGACGGGGGCTAACGGCTGCGCTAGCCTGTTGCTGTCAGGTGGCGACGGCACCAGAGAGCCAGCGACCAGGCGCGAAGCTGGGCATCGGATGCCCCGCTGGCTACCGTGGCAAGGATAGCTTGTCACTGGTTTAGACAAGGAGGTATGAGAGATGAAGTACCACATGCCGTCATTAGTCAATGCTATTGCTCTTTCACTCGGCCACGCGATGAGTATTACTCCTGAGCAGGCAGCCGCATGTACCACGCTGGCGGATTGGCACGCGGCTGCAAGTGAACGGTTACAGCAGTATCTTGAGGAACAGGAAGCAAAACAAATCAGGCTTCCTGGCCCATTTGCGTATTGGAGACTTGACGGCAACACCATCAATTATACAACCATGGGCAGGAGAGTGGCAATTACCGCCGACAACTCCCAATTGGATCTAACAGTGTACGCTGGTCCAAACCCGAACGAGACGGTATATCTCGGAACGCTTATGCAAGAATCTGATGGACGTTATCAACTGCACGAAGTGCCGTCAGCCGTGGTTCCGCGAGTCATAAGGTTATTCGTTGGGCCTGATAATGACGATGAGTACGGATGGGGGCAAATTATCGCTGAGGGCACTGGCAGAAAGCCAGGCCGCCCGATTATCTACATCAATGTCAAATCGTCAGGCGATATTTATATTGAGTGGGCCTCGTCAGGCCGTAAACTCGCGACAGAGAAACCAGAGCGCTTGAGCGACCTGTTCTACCTCAACAAAAGGGTTTTTGGTGGGGAGATCGTCGATCGCGACGAAGAGTTGCAACACATTGAGGCCGAGCTACTGGAACGAAGGAAGGCCCACGCTAACAACTAAGCACAAGGGGACAGGTACACGCAACGAGAGAAACAACGATAGATAGGGCAGCACCAGCGCAGCCGACGACGGAGGGCACAATGCCGCACTATACCATCCCAGATGTCAACCTGCCTCATCTCCAGGAAAAGATCAAATCTCTCAACAAGCGTGCGAAAAAATTAGGCTGCAACCCTGCCACACTTAGCGTCATCAAGACAGAGTGGGAAACAGTCACGGATGAACTCGGAAACGAGGTCTACCCATTTCGCAGGCTCTACTATACCGTCGAAGTAACAGGCAGTGTCCCAAAACTCAATGGCTGGACCTTTGCCGCGATCATCGAGCCAACAAGCGCAGGCAATCTCATCAAGCTTGTACCACCCGTGGAAGACATACCAAAACAGTTCTACCAGAGGGAGGCGTTCTGTGAACACTGCAATAAGAAGAGAACACGCAAGGAAGTTTTCGTCTTATTCAACGAGGAGGGACAATGGATTCAAGTAGGGCGCAACTGTCTCGCCGATTACCTCGGCAGTGAGAGTGCCGAGGACCTTGCTGAACAAGCAGAATGGCTCTCACAAATCAGCCGAGAGGCATACAGCGCTGAGGATGAGGGTTATCTTGGCAAGACCCAGATCAACAATACCGAACCAATCGTGGGATTTCTCAGCGCTGTGGCTCTCATGACGAGAACCTACGGCTTCAAAAGCAAGAAAAAGCACGAGTTTGAATCAACTGCCGATACGGCTTGGCTCTATGTGAAGGATAAGATTTTCAGGGAAGAAGAGACGAGCAGGGGGATCATTATCGAGAAAAAGGACATCAAACTCGCAGAACAGGCTCTTGCCTGGGCGAAGTCAATCGAACCAGCGACGAACTTCGAGCATAACTTGCAGATTATAGCCTCGCTCGATATTGTTGACAGGGAGAAGATCGGCATTGCTGCCTATATCATCCAGGCATACATCAATGCCAAAACACAAGAGGCCACGAAGTACATAAAGCGACATGTCGGCGAGATCGGACAGCGAGTCACGCTTGTCGTACGCATCACTGGAGTCCTAACCTTCCCGCCAAGAGAGTGGTGGGAATCAACTCGGCATCTTGTGAAGATGGTTGACGAGAACGGGAATATCCTTGCCTGGTGGACAGCCACGTCACCAGACTGGATAGACGAGAAGGGGGAAGTGACAATCAAGGCCACGGTCAAGGAGCATAGTTATCATAATGGGATTGCGCAAACGATACTCACGAGAGTAGTACCAGTCTAGGGAGAAACAATGAGAACGCTCCAAATCGACGCGCTGATCGAGCGATCAGATGGCGAAGAGATCGACGAACAACTCCTTCACGAGATCATGAGTAAAATCATCGGCGCTGTTGAGGAGTGTGACTGCATCATCTGGTCATTCTGGAAAGGGATCAAGGACGGCGGTAATAACGAGAAAGGAGGGGAGAAACCATGAAGTACGTCGTGCCCATTGAGATCGAGTTCGAAGCTGACAACGAAGACGAGGCCGCGTTCACTGCCCACAACATTGCCGACTACATTGAAGCCACCTTCAAGGGAGTAACAGTGTACCTCAATAGCGAGTACGAAACCGTCGAGAAGTAGGATGCCTGCACAGGCAAGCAAGGAGGGGAAAACAATGCCACGGTTTGCGCTCATTCAACACAAGATGTACGGTGATACCTACGTGGTTGACCAGAACACGTTGCGGCTTAGCGGCCCGCTGCATTACAGCGATTACCAGGACGAGCTTCAGCGGGTTGACACCAAGCGCGTGGAACAAACGGCCTGGGAATTCACTGGCCATATAACCAAGGATGAACTTGACCAAGCGTGGCACTGGCTTCACGAGTGGGATTGAGAAAGGAGAATTACCAGATGGAATTCACGCCAACACACCGTATCATGCTCACGAGTAGCGATGGAGTAACAGAAACCATCGAGGTCATGTGCGTCAGGACCAACGGGGGATATGCTTGCTACACGGAAACTGAGTGGGAGACGGCAACAGCCGCCGACTGGGAGATCGACGAAAACGGCTACCTCTGGTTCCAAGGACAGCAAGCCCCAGCTAATCACACAATTGAAATCACGGCACTGTAGGACAAGGAGGGGCCGATGAAAACACTTGCTAAGCAGGCGCTTGAGAAGTTCGCCGCGCTGACAGACGACCCCATCCCATATGGGGAACCAGGGCACAACTGGGGATCGCCGCTGGTATTCCGAGAGCAGCAGATCATCGCCTCGCTTGGCGGAAAGCCAGATCGGGAACTAGGCGGGTATCTCTTCCCAGACTTGAGTCATATCATCTACAAGCAATGGGGAGTGTGGGAGGCGCACTCCCCAAAATGGGTCGCGGAACAGCGGAACAAGACGATGGAAAACGATATCGGTCTTTCGCAACACGTCGAGATTGAGATCGGCGCAGACCAGCCAGCACTCATCGATGTCTTGCAACGGCTAGACATTCCATACGAGACATTCAAGCTTGAGAACATCGTCGGGATGGGAGGGGCAGCCTATCTCCTCTGGTACACGTCACGGAAAACGGGCAAGCCAGTAACAGTTCTCTGCATTCCGTTGCAGTGGGATGTAGACAGTTTTGGGGAGGAATACTTCTACTTCGAGGGACTGACCAAGGAGGAGGCACTTCAAAGAGACTGGATCAAGGTCTATGACAAAGCCAAATTGCTCACGACGACAGGAAAGACTATGACAATCTGGAAGACCAACGCTGATGCCAGAGAATGAGCAAAAGGAGGTGCAACAATGTAGACCTCAACCAAACCTCAAGATGACAATGATGACGAAGGAGGTACCCATGCGCGTTGACCACGTTATCGGAACCGTTGCGGCCATTGCCGCAGGCCCAGAAAAGGAACTCCATCATTCTCGATATCTCTACGTTGATCATGGAAGAGCCTGGGCTACAGATCATTACGTTCTCGCTGCTGTAGATATCACCGACCACGAGAATGAAGCACTAACACTCAACGCCACCGACGTGAAAAGGGCGCTCGCAAGGGCCAGGGACGGGTTCGCTCAACTGTTCATAAACGATGGGGAGGCGTGGGTCATCGTCACTGAAAACGGCAAAGGTGCGCTCAGTACCAAAGTCAACATCGAACAGCGCGATCCTCCCGACTACCAACACCTGCTCAAGCAAATAAAACCTAGTTTCTCGTGCAGCATGGATGCTAGGAAACTACGAAAGCTCCTTGACGTTGTGATCGCGCTCTATGAACACGACAAACATTTACCAGCAACAGTAACATTTCACTTCAGCAGTGATACAACGGAAGTGGCACTCGCTGCCCAGCACAGAAACAGACGGTTCGATGGCCTCATCATGCCGCTCACATTGCGAGACAACGGAACCAGGAGAGGGGCGCATGTCCCGCCATATAGTCAGGTAGCAAAGGAGGTGGAAGAGGAATGAAAAAGTTTACCATTGAGCAACCAGACTCACCCGCTGCCTTTATCGAACCAGACTACACCCAGTCACCCGTCGTTCCCAAGCGGATTCTGTTGATCTTCGATCCAGGGGAAGGCGACCTATACATCGAGACATGGCCAAACCTCACGGGAACTCCAGCGGAGCGCTGGTACAGGCGCGTCCTCGCCTGGGAACTCCCAGCCAGAACTGATGCTATTCGCTTTGCCAACCTCATCAACAATGGGGCGCTCGACAAGGCGCTCAACAAGATCATGAAACATTTTAGACGAGCAATCGTCAACGACAATGTCATCGGCACCTATGAGGGAGCAGAGGACGCCATCGAAGACGTGCAGAAGTTCGTCGAAAACGCTCCAGAGATCACAGATGATATTGCTGGGTTATGGTCAGCATACGACTACTTCGACCCAGACCCCCCAGTAATCGCAAAGAATGTCAGTGATGAGGAATTGAGTGAGATTGCCAACCAGCTTGACAGCGATGCGTACGCAAACAACATCGTGCTCTATGACACCCTCGACTACCTCAAATTCCTGAGAGACCGCCAGTAATACCGTCACTTGACACGCTTCTATAGGGGCGCTAGCATAGACCCAACAGCTAGCGCCCCTGCTACTTGCTGGAGGAAGTGGATGTATGATGACATCGAGAGTCGCAAGGAACTTGTGGAATTGCTCGCAGAGGAGGGATACATCGAAGGAGTACCATGCTACGAAGTCTACGTGATTGACAACACCATTGCCAAAACAAGGCCGTGTCCACGTTGTTCTCAACGCTCATGCGAGTATGTTGGTTTTATCTCAAGCTGGGGATCATATCGCGCATTCCAGTGGTGCCAGGAGTGCCGAACAGCATCTGAATTTTGAATAAGGAGGGAATGACATGCGGTGGAATACAGGGCACAAGAACTCTTCGTCGCTCATCTCGATCCTCTGGGGACTCATCTTGATCATACTTACGTGGGGAAGCTTTCTGCTGGCAACGTCTCTGCTGAAGTAGGGGACTACGATGAACAAAGAAATGATGATGATCAAGGACCTCATCGAGGCCCTTGAGAACATTCTGAATCATTACGATTCTGTTGACGATCCCGTGTTAGATCGTGCTGAACAACTAGTCTACGAGGCCAAGCTTTGGGTAAGAGATGTTGAAATCAATGGTCGAAGGTAGACCGCAAAAAAGAAGGAAGACCAAGCCGATCACGTGCCTTCTCGCTGGCAGAAAGGGTGCACCACACACCTCCGCAAAGTACGTCCATGTGGCCACGTGGAGATCGCCAGAGAACGACATTGAGGACTGGCAGTGGCTGATCACATTCCAATCGAGAGTTGGATTCGTCAGGTGGCTAAAGCGGCAATCCAAACCAATCATTCTTAGCGCGTTCGCACCACACTACCTTCGTGAAGACGTTACAGTCCATATCGATCTTCGCTCGATAACATTCTTTATGGAGGTGCTGGAGTATGAACATCACCGACGTTATAAGAGAGGTCGAGGACTCGATCCAATCTCGATTGTCTGAGGATGAGCTTGACAATCTTTTCGAATACGTTGAAGAGACAAGCGATAACAAAAACAGGAAAGCTATCAACCTTCTACTTGCCCGCCGTTACCAAGAGGAGTATACCTGCTCTAGAGGGAGCCAGCAATGGTATTTTATGTAGTGGCCCTGGAGGATAATTCCACGGAATGTAAAGAAACCACGACATTCCATGATGCTATGACTCTTGGGACGTCCTTGTGGGACAGCGGTAAATTTACGAGTGTTATTATCATTGAGCAGGAGGACGAGAAGCGGCCAAGGATCATCAAGAGATTCACTGGGAAGAGGCAATGCCGTATTTGCGGCGCAACCATAACGAAAGGAGTCACCTGTCCCGAATGCGAACTTGAGGCATCAGACCTCTGGCTCGATATCGAATCGTATCTCGGAACGATCAGATAAGCAGGAAGGAGATATGATGCTCGCAAATGTTCTCAAGCACATCGCAAGCTGCATCTATCCAGACTTTGAGCATAGAAAACCAGGCATCTACGGCGTATTCTTCACCAAAAAGAAAGTCTTTGCATCAGACGGGTTTCACTTTATCAGCACAGACTACGTAACTGAAAAGCCATTCGTCCTCGACCAGTACGGCGTCATTGATGCCACCAGAGGCACAACGACCGATAGCGAGGCCACGATCAAGGAGGATGGTGTGATCACCATCTCCAGCCGTTCATTCCAGCGGCAAGTCAACGTCAAGGTCCTTGACAAGGATGTTGTGGACCCAACATGCATCATGCCAAATGAAAAACCCAGCGCTTCGGTTTACGTTGATGCTAAGGGAATGAAGAAGCTTCTCGATACAATCCTTGACTTCAAAAAGGTTACATCCAAGAACAGAAAATCAATAAATGACTTCGTCACCACCAGGCTCGATGTTTACGACAAGTACCTCGTGCTCACTGTTCAGAACGATAGCGGAAATTATCTCGACAGCATAACAACGCTTATTGATGTCAAGGGACACGAGATTGAACCGCTCTACAAGCGGCGGGATTCGTATCGCGTAGGGTGACACGATGCTCCAAGATCAGATCGTCATCTACGAAGACAATCTCCATATCTACGCCGCAGTCCTGGATAAATTCCTGGGAGCGAAAACGGTTGTGATCAGGCCGTCGGTATCGCGGCGGCCTGCCATTGATAAGCCGATGATCACAACAATAGAGCACATCCAGCCACTCAGATCTGAGGGTGCTTATTTTTACGAAAGTCCTCCCTACAACGTTGAGATGCCAATCTACGCGATCGTGCCGTCACCAGAGGCAACCAGCTACGCAGGGATGGAGGCAGTGCCTAGTAACACCACGAACAAGCTTTTTGCCTACGAGAGAGCCTGGGAATATGGCATGTCGTTCCTCGATCGGCTTCATAGGATCGAGCACGCTGGCTCCTGTGTCGCGGTCAGGGAGCAACGGGGGCTGGAAGCCACGTACTACTACGCCTGCCCACAATTCACGATCATGGAGGAAGCACCATATCAACCCTGGTGGCAACAAACCGTTTCCCTTTGCCAGGCAATAATCAAGGCTAGCGACAGTCAAAGGGCAGTAATCAGCGGCCTTGGACAAAACGATTTACTCGATGCTATCCACCTGTCGGCCAAGAAGGAGCGAAAGTACGCCAGTTCCATCAAATGCTTGTTCGACACCTTCACACGCTTACAATCAGCTAGCACAAGACACACTAGCAACAGCGTCCAGTTTTACCGCGGGCTACACGGTCTCATCTCCTACGCACTCCTCGAAGACAAGGACATGGCTGGGACAATAAAGAAACAGCTTGATGCTTGTATCAAGATTCTCCTGGGGGACAAATGAGCAAAATTGATCCAGAGACATGTGGAGTCTTGATGGTCAACGGGCTAACGTTCCAAGAAGTCGAGCTTGTGTGCTGGCATGCTCGGCGTCTTGGCCGCTTGCGGCGGATTGTCTCTCGGCCACTCACTAGCCAGGAACTCAAGGCCGAGAAGAAGTCAATGGAGATCATCAAAGACGTGCTGGCGAAACACAACATCAAGGTCGTCTTTGGTGACGGAGCACGGGGTGCTATCGTTCGCGCTATCCTCCCAAGCGGGCACCAGAACGCCTGGAAAGCCGAGGGATGGGTGATTGAATAACCACATTGCATCCTAGGCAGGGCGTGGTAGAATGAGAACACGTGTTCTACAGGAGGGGATCATGCTACGGCGCTATAACTTCCACATCGAGGACGCGCATTTCACTGCCGAATGGGGGTACCTGCCAGCCCCAAACGGTGAGACCGACTTACCTGGTTCGTTTCTTCGCGTGAACCTTGAGGAAAGTGAGCAGGAGCAAGAGGATGAAACCCTCCTCATCGGAATCCGCTACAGCAGAATCCTCAAAGGCATCACAAGCATTTACCGAACGCCAGATGGCCGCTACCAAGAACGCTGGCCAAGTAGACACATCCTCAGGCAGGTCATTCACAGAATCGCCGATGAGATGGCCAGGCAAGAACAATACGGTATCCCGATCTCACAACCAATCATCATGAAAAATTAGCCTGCGCAGGCACGGCAATGAGCAAGGCCATAGGCTTCAAGGTACTCGACAAGACAGGGAGAAGTCTCCATGGCGATAACCTCTACTGGCCACCACCAGGCCAGCAGATCGAATCAATCTATCCAGGTCTCGAACTCACCGCTAGGCCGTTCCACTATGTCCAGGCGGTTGACAACCAAATTTGGTACGCCAGGGGCGAAACGATCTTCTCCGAGACGGAGACCGAAGTCACCTGTGGACGAGCCAGGCTTATCGAACCATACGAACCAAAATGGTTACGGGCATTCCGTAACTTCGTCCTCAACGAAACGGCAACCATCCGTTTTTTCCACTTCACGGAGCCCGCCAGGGATGACTGGATCATCACCGACAGAATCGGAACCATCCATCCATTTACAACCCTCGCCTCAGCGGTTGGTGAGGCGCTGAGAAAGTCTCCCTATCGGCGCGTTGCAGCGGTAGCAGCGCCAGTTGTCAGGAACAATATCCACAACGGGCTAGAAGCAAGTGACAGCAGTTTCCTGCGCAAGCATGACCTTGTGGCCATGCAGGAATCATACGCCATCCTTGCATACTCATACGGAACATCCATATTCATTTGTGGTGAGACTGGTATTGACAGCAACACTGTCAAAACTATTCTGCGGTGCTGGGACGTCCTCAAACGCGGGCACGTCTTGATCGGGCAGCGGAAGGGGACACCAATCGTCCTCGCACCACCAAGGCTGTAATAACAGGCGAATAGTCAACTAGCTCATGCTGGGGGGAAGCATGATTAGGTACCCTTTTGTCAGAAAATCCGTAGTACGAGAAGAAGTCACCCGTGCCTATCATGACAGCCTGTCACGAATACCAGAACTCGACGATGGTTATGAGGAAAGCGGCGACACACACTACAGAATAACAGCCCCAATCCGAAGAGAGTACATCAGGGGACTAACGAAACTCGCTTGTGAGCTCGGAACCAAAGTCATCATCAAAAAGTGCGGGCACAAAGAGGCACCGTGCGAATGCCGACAACCACTGGGGCTCAATCACGGGTTCGGTTTGTATGAGAGCGCATCAGGACTCATCATCGTTGATGGCCATCTTCCGAGCGGGCAATTATTCAACACCATTGCTCACGAGCTAACACATCATGTTCTTCATCACTACGAACATCGCTACAACGAGTGCCTGCCATCGTTCCGAAACGAAATCATCTGTGAAATCGTATCGTACGTCACAACCAAGATAATCGGGGGGAACGTCAATGAAGAATCCCTGTTCTTCATAGCTGGGTACATCAAAGACCATGGTGACATCCCTCGTCACGACCTCTTGATGGCAACAACAATCACATACCTGATGACCAACGAAACCTTCAAAATTGTGTGGAAGGGGCGTGTTCGTCATCAACAAAAGAACACGATGGGAGTCCATTATCATGAATGAGATCGTGCGCGGTGCTATCTCACATTCAATCATGATTATGGAAAATCAGTTCCTCCCGTGCTCAATCACAGAAAGCCAGCGGAGAGAACTCAATTTCTACGACAACACGGTATTCTCAATTGATATCCAGCAAGCATGCACCAAGTATCTTATCGTGTCTCGCAGCACATACATGCAGCGCCAGGCACTCGACACAGATACACTATATGTAGTAGCACGCAACAACACTGGGTATATTACCAGGGTAACACAACATCCAGAGACACGCCTCCTTGTCCTGGCCTTCGCAAGCAACAGATTCTTCTTCACCGCTTACGCAACAGATCACGAAATCATGATGGCTAAGCAGGTTGAACAAATATTGGCAGGGAGCTAGCGGGATATGCCACGGAGTATCGGTCGTATTCTCTGTCATCACACGTCACCAAAGGTTGAATCAGCACAACCCGCGAGCAAGTGGGCTCCAGACATCAGGCAGGAGGCAGCCATGCGGGCGTTCATTCGGCTCAGGAGAGACCTGGGAACCATTGACGGGGACTTCTCAGACATCCTTGACCAGCATGAGGATATCGCAAAGAAAGCATGGGAATTCGCGTACAAGGACGAGCTTCGCAAGCAATACAGGCGCTCGTCTATTACCAGGATCACCCCAGAATCCGCGCTGTTTCTGGACGTGAACGAACTCAATCCATGCCAGGAGGACCATGACTTCGATGCCGTCGAAGAGCAGCTTGCCTCGTTCGCGGAGATCAAGCACCTCTATGAAAACGGCACGCCGCACCAGCAGAGGGCCATTGTGCTCATGGTACAAATCATGCGCCAGATTCTCGCTGGGAAATCTGGCTGCCAGCCACGAGTCAGGAAAGAGCTTTCGAAGTTGCGGCGGATAACTGGCTGGAAACTCGACGTAAACCTCCTCTACGCCTATCTCGGGCGCTAGTCTCTCCCGTGATTGTATTTGTACGCTGAGCACAAATAGAACCTCGCCTGGTACCTGCCGCTCAGTAACACGGGCGGCGGTACCCTTGTTTTGCCCAGCACTTTCGACGGCGACGGTTGGTACTGTCGGCAATACCTACCAGGGGTATATGATGGTGGTGGTATTGTATGTTTTGGTTAAAGAATATTTTGGTTAAATAAGGTTTTGGTTAATGAGTGTTTGGTTTCGCTCGCAAGAGAAGCGTTGGTGATCGGAATGTTGCTCAGGAGCGCGGAGGCTAAGCTTGTCTGGGGAACGTGGGCCTGGTTGGGAAACATCGCTCTAAGCCCCTAATATACCATAAGTATACTTTACGCATAAGTAATTACTTTCACCGTAAAGTTACTATACGTTAAATTTAGTTTATTAGTAATTACGTGTAAGTAAATACTGTTACCGTATATTAATTTTTACGGTAAGTATATTTTTTGTAGTACTACGAGTAAGTATTTAATCTACCGTTAATTACTAATTACGGATTAGCTTAAGTTACTTAATAGCGCAAGATATACCTAATACCGTATACTAAGTACTACTAGTATTATATAACTAGTATATATATATATATAATATACCGAAGGGAGAGAATAAGAGAAGAGTATAGAGAGAGTAGAGAGATAAGAGAGTATAGGGAGTATAGGGATAGAAGGGGAGTAAAGAGGGGAAGGAAGGGAAAAGAGGGGGAAGAGAGAGAAGAGAGAAGAGAGAGACACGAGAGGAGAGAAGGAGAGGGTTCGTACACCACCGCAAAATGTGTGGCCGCACACGTGTTCTAGAATGCCTCTCAGAGGTCACCAAAGGCTCTCAGAGCCGCGAAACACCCCTCACAAGTATTATTACATTCGTGAGAAGAAATCGTGGCTCTACGGGCTCTACAATGCGTCACAGAGGCATACAAGATGTTGTGCTAATCCAGTTCGATAACACCACAGGATATAGATACGTTCGTGTCTCAACGCGCAACTGGTAGTGCCATGAGACGTCTCACAACGAGATTGAGTAGTCTCACGGGGGCGTATAGGCAACACAGCAAGGGAACAGCATGCCCTGGTTATGACGATAGAGTGAGTGGGAACAGTACTGGCACTTCGTGACGATAGAATATGCGAGGGCAATTTCGAAACAGCGAAGGAGGACTTTGTGCCACAACTGACGTACGACAAAGAGGACTTTCGGAAGAGAAATCTCGTTATCAAGCTTGAGGGCAAGGATTACTTGACGGTCAATGGCCGCTATATTCTTGCTCACGAGTCAAACCAGCTTATCGGCATGCGTGTTGAGATTGTGGATCATGATGATGATTGGATCACGTTTCGCGCAACGGCATCGGTGTTCAATCCAACCCACATCGAGACGGTCAAGCGAATTCGTGAGGAGTGTGGTGAGGAAATCGCGAGAGACTTGGCGAGGTGCTTGTTGATCAACGAGTTTGATGGCTGGGCAAAGTCGCCGCGTGAGGGTTCCGATGCCTGGAATGCGCTTAGCCCGCGCTCATCGGAACGCACGAGGCCGCTAGAGAAGGCTGCGACCGATGCGGCTGGCCGCGCACTCAGTGCTGCTGGGTTTGGTGAAGCCGAAAGCTTCGCGAATGGTGAGGAAGTTGTCTCGGCTCTGGCTCGGGGCGATGCCTACGAGAAAACGGCGCAAGCGCAAGCGCTGTCGGATAAGCAGCGGCAGTACATTGCCATGCTTGCCAAGAACAACGGCCTGAGTTCCAAGGCAGAGCTTGATGCCTATGTTCGTTCCCTTTTCGGCAAGGGTGTTGACCAGCTTGACCGTCGCGACGCCACCAAGTTGATCACGGCGCTCAAGGATGGCGTGGACAAGCAAGAAGATGGTGAACACGATGAGCCGCCGTTCTAGGACAGCGAAGCGAGCCAGGAGACGTGGAGGTGTTGCTACCACGGTGTCACAGCAGGAACTTGCTGATTACGTGACCTCGTGCGAAGAGAAGTATTAGATCCAACGAGCAAAGTTCATCAAGCGATTCGTGAAGGAAGCTTGAGAGAGACGCATGATGTTTGCCGATGGATCATCTACAGCGAGATTATCGAGCGGGCGTCGAATTGCGATCTGCGGTAAGCAACATAGTGGGAAGACGGCGCTTGCGTCTTTCCTGGTCAATGACCACGGATTCAGGCGTATCGCACTTGCCGATGCCTTGAAGCAAATGTCAGTGGATATGATCAATTTCTTCCTGCAACAAGGTGGCCAGGAACCGTGGTTTACGTTGGACGACCTCGAAAAGAACAAGCAGAAACTTAGGTGGTTTCTGCAAGGTGTCGGTACCGATCTTTGCCGCGATGTTCTGGGGAACACAGACTTTTGGGTACAACTCTTTTTGAACCAAGTTGCTGACAACAAGGGTCAGAACATCGTTTGCGATGATGTGAGGTTCTTGAATGAAGCTGATGCCTTGCAACGTGCTGGGTTTTTCCTGGTGAAGGTGGTACGAGACGAAGACGAGCGGAGACGGAGTGTTGCCAGGGAGCTTGGCATCAAGTACCCGCCGACCACCAAGCATGATATTGATGCGCTCGAACGCATCTTATCGCACCGCAGCGAGACGGAAGTTGATATGATCACTGCCGACGTTTGTGTTGCGAATCTATCTCTTGATGGCTTGAAATTTGCCGCAGATCGGCTCGCCGCGAGCTAAAGAAAGGTGAAGCATGGCGAAAACAAAGACAAGAAACCAAGATGTTGTAGTATACGACAACAATGAAGTCATGGGCACGACTGCTTTGCATATTCCTCCTGGGACCCAGTTTTCTCCTGAACTTGCCAAATCGTTTGTACACTGTGTCAGAGAGATGTTCTCGAACCTCAAAGAACAACTTGCTGATCATGGTCATGATTTTGTGGTTTCTGAGTTTATTGATGAGGACGCACTCCTAAATTGTTCTGGTCCAGGTATTCCCTTTGTGCGTGGATTTTGTGATCACTGTATTACTGTAGCGTGGGGGAGAATTGTTACGAACCAGGAGAGTGACGACGGGGGTACACAAGAAGTACAGCTTTGTTATCACTTTGATAATGCTTCCTTGCTCGTTAGCAGAATCTAAAGAGCGGCTATCCGAGGAGTGCGCGTGTGTCAACGATCATGGCGCATGACGAACCACTGCTTGCCGTTGTTCCGCTTGTGAGCACCGTTCCTCGGCCAGGACAGGTTGAAGCAAGCAAGCTCTGGTTTGTGCCGCATGAGCATGAAGTGTGGCTCACCTCATGGAGGGGTGTTTGGGATAGGTTTATAGATTTCTCATCTGATGTGTATGAGGCTGAGGCTACGTTCCCAGCCTACGCTGATTTCTATAGCGGAACCGAGACCTTGCGTGTTCTGTTCCCGAAAAAGGCCAGGTTGTTGCGGAAAGTAAAAGAACCGCAGTGGTGGACCGATGCGAAGAGCCTGGTCAATGAGCTTGTACCGCGCCTCTTCATGGCTCGTACGCGCCAGTTTCCCGATCGCTCTGATGTCGTAATCATTGGGTTCGATGATGAATACGCCATCATACAGGAGGATGAGGACTGCTGTGGTGGCAGGGTGCACATGAGAGCGTTCCTTGGAAAAGAGATTGAATTAGCTTTGGTCTCGGGGGCGTGCTTAGAAATCAGCAGGGAAGTCGATGCAAGAGTTAATGCGCACAAGAGCGAGTTCAGTGGCCGCGTTTTGGAAGCGATGGCCGAATACACAGCAAATCATATTATTTGCGAGACGGTACTTCGTGATGTACTTGGAACTCAGCACCTAGTAAGGCAGTTTTATCAAACGGCGTGGTTGCTTCTTCTGCATGGCTTCAGGGTTGTATCCATTCGTGGGGATAAGTACTTTGTCATGCCGTATATCTAGATGCCTGTGCAGGCAATATGTGAAGGATGCCAACTCAGCACATCAAAAATGTTTCACAACAATTCGTATCGGAGGTTCAGGATCGCTACGTTGCTGGAGGACTTGCCTGTGCTGGACTTGAGACAGGATTCCCAAAGCTGGATGAGATGCTTGGTGGTCTCCAGCCAGATGCGATGTATGTCGTTGGTGGCCGCCCTGGGTCTGGAAAGACATCGTTTGCTCTTGATCTCTCACTTCATGTGGCAAGCCAGGGAAAGCGGGTTTTGTTCTACTCGCTGGAGATGAGTGCCAAGCGTCTCGTCTGCCGCTTGCTGTCGCGGATGACAGGTGTTCCAGGAATACGAATTATGCAGGGAAGGCTCTCCAAGTCAGAGTTTGAAGCGGTTGAGCAGGCATCTTGCTCACTCAGTGCTTATCAGGTTGCAATCGTTGACGACACGCTTGATTCGGATGGTTTATCGCGGCATGCAAAGCGGATTGCCGAAAAGACGACCGTAGACCTGCTCGTCGTTGATTATCTCTCCCTGCTGCGTGACCAGCAGCGGTTTGGTGAGTATGAACGTGTGACGCGCATCAGCAATACACTGCGTTCACTCGCCCGCCCTGACCAGTTGAATGTTCCGATTCTGGCTCTGGTTCAGCTTAACCGCGAATCGGATAAGCGCGAGGACCACATGCCAACACTTGCCGATATTCGCGACAGCGGCGCGATTGAGCAAGATGCGCACGCGGTGATTTTCTGCTATCGGCCTTATTACTACAAGTTACTACGCGGTGAACCGCCGCTAGAGGAGGAGAAAGATGCGGCGCTTATTGTGGCGAAAAACCGAGATGGCCCGCAAGGCAAAGTCAAAGCCATCTTCTACCCAAGCAGGACGCAGTGGGTCCCTTATGAATCGGTGATGGGAGAATGATGCCGTATCAAGGAGTGATTGATGATGCTGGGGAGCTTGTCCTGTATCCTGATCCGTTTCGGGATGTAACAGAGACTGGCGCAGAAATTGCCCTGGCAGTTGAATCACAAATAGTAGCAACCAAGTCTGAGATAGAGAATAATTTTCTAAAGCTTGCATACTTGCTTGATATCTTCGATAAGGAGAAGTTGTATCTTGCCCGTGGGTATGAGCGGCTGAAGGACTGGTGTGAAAGTCGCGAGATCGAACTTGGCTGGCGTGTGGTTCATGACCTGCTTCGCATTCGCCGTGAAGTCATTCCAGTCCTGGAGAAGCGGCTTGGGTCAGAAGAGGAAGCGGTTACCGCTTTACGCCAGATTGGCATCAGCAAGAGCAGGGCTCTGTTGCCGATCTTTCGTGATGACGAGAACGCGGCCCTAGAGCTTGTCCAGAGGGCACGAGACATCCGCTGGCGTGACGTGGTGAGTGAGGTCAAGGCAGCACGCGGCCTTGAGGAGATCAAAAAGACCGTTATTTTCAGAGCAACGGCACGCCAGGGAGAAACACGGACGCGGGTTGAGGTGTTCGCGTCTACGCCTGATCTGATCGAACCACTCGGCGTTCTCATGATTCGGAACGAGTGGATGCCGTTCTGGGAGGAACGGTTTGGAAAATACATTGAATATGCAGACAAGTAGCGCATTTCATAGCAAGCCATTTAGCAAGCGTTATTTACATATGGGTAATCTCGCACAAGGTGTGTTTCTTCGATGGGCAGAACGTAATAATGTGGCCGTTGATGAATTTGGATTCAATCGGCCGCCATTTACCAAGTTTTTCGAGTTACCACGTGTGTTGCGTTACACTCCCGATTATGTTTGTGAAGTAGCGGATGATGTTTTTGAGATTGGTACTCGGCATGTAATGGTAGAAGTTAAGGGGGTTGGTAGGGATCAAAGCGTAAAGATCAAGATTGATAATCTCAATTCTCTTGTCGAGTGGGAGTCGTTTACAGGCTGTCCATTAGTCCTCTTTGTTTTTGATAGTCACCACAAGCGCATCTCCTATACGATGCGAGCGTCAAGTCTTGCAGCGATGGCAAAACAACTACCAGTCGCGGAGTTTCACGAAGGAGGTGGAAAAAAGAAGCCGTATTACGACATATCTACGTCAATGTTTGCCTGGGAATCGCTTCCAACGCATGAGATAAATATCATTGATGTGCAACAGCATTACAACAACCTTGTGATGCACTGTAAAAATTTGGTGAAGGTAGCGGATAGTTACGAATTACCTCCTGTCATTTCTGCTTCTGTTCTTTCTCTTCGCGGCGCACTGAGGGGTATATCAGAATGACGATGTGGCTCGTTGATTTTGATAATGTGATTGCTGATCTGGCAGGATATTACGTCGAGAGTTATAACCAGACGTTCCGATCATCGCCCCGCGTTGAGGATATTACGCATTGTTACTGGTGGGCTGGAAACTACATATCATATGGCAAGTATGCTTGGGGCTCATGTTTTCCTGATAGGGATTGGGCGTTGAGAATACCGCCCGTTCCAGGTTCCTTGAGGTTTCTCAGGTGGCTCGTTGCTCGTGGTGATGAACCAATCATTGTGACAGAGCGCAATGCGTTTATGGTCGAAGGGCTTCATGCGTGGTTTCATAGATATAATTTTCACCCCGCCATCGTCACAGCGTGTTGTTCAACAAAAGCGGCGATTGCTAAGGAACTCAAGATCGAACATGCGGTTGACGATGATCCACGGAGCGTCGTTGCTCTTGCACAAGCCTTGTCTCCAAACGTTGTGTATTGCTTCAGTCGTCCATGGAATCGTCGCGAAGTCTTTGCAGGCAATGTTATTCGAGTCACGTCGCTCTCAGAGATTATGATGCTCGAAGAAAGGCAGAGCCAATGAGGATTGCGCTTGTTGGCGGGACACATGCGGGTAAGACAACAGTTGCCAGGTATCTTGCCACGAAGTACGGTTTCGCTATCGTCTCTATTGAGGCAGAGGTCAAGAGACTAGCCGCGCACATGGTGGATGAGTTTTTACGCAGGACGCACATAAAAGATGAGCAGTGTGTCATTCCCATTACGGAATTCTCTTGGTTGATAGAAGGAGTGAGAAATCATCTTGCTCCAACCGTCACTGGTAATCGAGCATTCTGGGCTGACCAGGTGATTCGTGCTTGCGATGAGCGTTCGCTGAAGCGCGCGGTGTGTGACGATGTTACATTTTTTGCGGAGGCTGGTCGCCTTAGTGAAAATGGGTTTGTTCTTATTCGCATTGAGCGCCCGCGGATGGACCGCGTGAATTCATTGATTTCTACTCATGCGAAGAATAGTGGCAGCGTCTTTGACGGATTTTCGCTTGCTTCCGAGAGAATGTCTTCTGCGGAAGAGCATGAGCGAGAGAACATCCCCTATAATTACCTGCTGCGGAATACCACGAGAATCGAGGCACTTTACAGTGCCGTGGATAACCTTATGACAACGCTTGGATTGAGTAATGAACCAGCGGTGGATCAACAGGAGAAACAAGTCGTTCGGGAAGAAGGTTGAGCAGGCGGTTGCCAAGTACCTGGGCGGCGAGCGGACGCCTGGTTCTGGCGCCTTCAAGCGGAGTAACCGCAACCTGACAGGGGACGTTGAGGTTGATGACAACCTTGGATATCCATTCCTCAAAGTCGAATGCAAGGGGGTAAGTACACGTGATAGTGGTGGTGAGGAGGTCTACACGCTCCGCCGACGTGTTTTGGACCAGGCCGTTGCCGAAGCTGATGCTTCCCGAGAGATTGGTGCGGTTTGGGTTCACTGGCACTTGGGACAATACGCCCATGATCATGTGATCTTGCACCATCGGCATCTTGACCGTCTCATCAACCTCGCAGTTGCGGGTTCAATTGACCAGCAGTCTGTACCAAGCCTTGTTTTTGCAGGCCAGGTCCAACCAGGAGGGGAGAAGTCATGCACGTTGAGAAGACTTGATCTCGATGTCATGCTGTATCAAAGACAGGCAGCGCGTGGTCTTGGATATATTTCTATCCAATGGGGGGATGATCAATTCTATCTTATTAAGTCAAGTGACTTTAAGTTTTTAGTAGACAAGGCAAAGATAGGATCAGTGATTGAACGAAGAGGAGGTCTCTAATGGCTGAGATTTGGCGTGTTGGTGCTGATCGAAACCTTCGCGTTGTTTATACCGATTCCTGGGACGGTGACGCGGCAAGGGACGAGATTTTTGCCTGGGCTGGCTGGCCTGATCATCCCGATCCAGCGAAGGCACGCCGTGCGTTCCTGGTGTATGACGAGGCGAACGCCAAGGAGAAAGGTGCCTACAAGCTACCGTTTGCGCGGCCAGTTGATGGCGTGTTGTTCGCGGATAGCAGCGGTGTTCGCGCCGCAGCGCAACGTCTCCCGCAGGCTGATCTTCCGATGCGCGTCAAAGCACGGGCACGGCGCGTAATCGAGCTTTACCTGGCTCGGATCGAAGCTGGACGTGTTGGGAAGAGTGTTGAGACGCCAGAGGACCTGGCGGCTGTGGTTCGTAAGGAACTTGTTGAAGCCCTCGATGAACTCTTCTACCGCCTTGACCGCATTGAAGATCGTATGCGTGTCAATGGCAAAAAGTGATCACGGTGACCATAGCTGGTCATAGGCCCAGTACGAGAGCCAGATAATCCGTGGGCGAGGTGTATGTATCATATCATAACTGAACTTGCTGACCTCAAACAGTCTATTCCTCGCTGGATAGGACAGCCTTTTGCCTTTGACTGTGAAACTTCTGGGCTTGATGCCAAGCGTGATTCGGTCGTTGGGATTGCGCTGACTATTGCTGGACGCGAGCATTATTACGTTGTGCTCCAGCATACCGTACCCGAGAAAGGGACGTTCAACCTGCGTGTTTTTATGGATGCTGCCAGCGTTGCTTGCCTTCTTGCTCCATTGTTCAGGCAAGAACAGGTGCTTATGGTGGCCCATAACGCGAAGTTTGACTTACATTTTCTTGCCAAGATCGGTATTGATGTGCGCGGCAAGCTGGTGGATACGATGCTTGCCGCGCATCTTCTTGACGAGAACCGCGTGAATGCGCTCAAGGAACTGGCTCCGCTTGTTGGCATGGACCTCTCGTACTACCAGCACCTAGAGCATTATGACGGCTTTGGGAAAAACGAGTTTTTAGGCGTTCCGCTGGAACGGGCAGCCAGGTATGCAATGGGCGATACGGAGACGGCTTGGAAGCTTTGGCAGGTATTTGCGCCGAAGCTTGCGGAGGAAGGTCTTGACCGTGCCTTCTTTTTGATCTGGATGCCACTGTTGCGTGTGTTGCAACGCATGGAGGCTCGTGGCGTTGCTACTGACCGTGCCCTCCTGGAAGAACTCATCCCAGCCTATGAGGAACTTGTTCGCCAGCACGAAGAGGAAGTGTTCCGCGAGGGGATCAGGATGGTGTTGTCTCGGCATGCGCGGGGAGACAGCGTTGATCCCTATGTGACAAACATGCATGCTGTGGATGCTACCTGGGTTGATGATGGCCAATCAACAGTCTGGGAAACTCGCGGCGTCCTCTTGCCGATTTTCCGCGAGTACACGAAAAACGGCAAGCCTCGCGGGAAGCCGAAGACACTTTGGTTCAATCCACGTTCAACGGTTCACCTAGCAGACTTGCTTTATAAGCATCTTAGGTTGAAATTACCGAGAGATATCTTCATGACCAAGAAGCAGGACGGCTCGCCTGGGGTTGATAAGGATACCGTCAAGATTCTGCGAACAAGTCTTGGTGAGCGGGCACCTGCTGTCCTTGATCATATCTTAGAGCTTCGCAAGGCCGATAAGTTTCTCTCAACGTACTTGCGGAAAGTTGATGAGATCGCGGATCGTGATGATCACTACGCGGTGCGGACAACATTCAACCAGACGGTTACCAAGACAGGGCGATTGAGTTCATCATCACCGATCAATCTTCAGAATATTCCGTCACGGGGTGAGATTGGAAAACAGGCACGCTCGCTCTTTATTGCCCGTCCAGGCTATAAGCTAATCGTGGCTGACTTTGCGCAAATGGAGTTGCGCATGATCGCGCATTATAGCCTGGACGACGCCCTAATGACCGCGTTTCGCAACGGTCTCGATCTTCACATCATGACAGGAGCAAGACAAGGAGGAATGGCTTACGAGGAACTGCTTGCGCGGTATGAAGCTGGTGACGAAGACGCCAAGCGCTTGCGTAACATTGGCAAGACGTCAAATTTTTGTGTTCCATATGACACGCTGTGTCTTACCAGGAGTGGCTGGAAGCACGCTAGCGAGATTGTTCCTGGTCAGGATCAAACCGTTGGTTATGATCAGAACACGGGACTGACGCGGTGGACAACGATTACTGAGGTCCTGCACTTTGATAAGTCCCCCGTAATGCACATGCGGTTTGCGAATGGCCTGTCCTTCGTGAGTACACCAGAGCACCGCTGGTTCCTTTCCCCGCGAGCGGTTGCTATGACCAAGGATGTCCCCAGGTCGCCTGGGTCACTGGTTATTGCCTCTCCACTCTCAAATCTTGTTGCTGGGCGCTCGTATTCAGCCACAGAGGTTGTTGACGCTTTTATGGCAAGCTCAAACAAGATGGAATTCGTGGCAAGTGCCACAAAAGAAAGCTTGTCGATGCTTGTGCACTTTGTGATTGAATACGGGTTGCACAAAAATCTCAATGACGAAGAGTTTGATGCTGTTCAGCTAGCAAGATTCTTGTGTGGAAGCTCCATGTGGCGTGATTCCTATGGTCGTTATGGAGCCATGCACCGATATCTTGCGAAAAATACTGTAGTAGAACCTTGTACAAAACCAGTTCCCGTCTGGTGTGTGAAGACCGACCTTGGTTCTTGGACAGCAAAGCAGGGACACTTTGTAACCCTGACAGGAAACAGCTTGATTTATGGCATGGGTCCACAACTCTACCAGCGCCGTCTTGCGGTTGACAATGGATTGTGGGTATCGCTGGATCAGGCGCGAAAGTGGATTGATGATTATAACGCCACGTATGTCGGCGCAACGGAATGGAAGAAGGAGGTGATTGCAAAAGCAAAGTCGTGTGGGTACGTAAGAACAATCTCTGGAAGGAAACGCCGTGTTCCTGAGATCGTTAGTAATGATCGGTGGAAAGTTGCTGAAGCAGAAAGACAAGCAGTGAACGCGATTATCCAGGGTTCCTGCGCTGACATCACAGGCTATGCCTTGATTCGAATTGATCAGTTACTTCGCGATCTTGGTGGTCATGTCTTGCTTCAGGTTCACGATGAGGTGGTCTGTGAAGTACCAGAAGCAATGGCCGATGAGGGAGCGCGGCTGGTTGTATCGGCAATGGAAAGCGCGGCGAACAGTGTATTGCGGTGCCCTTTAGCAGCAGAGGCAAAGATTGGAGATTCGTGGGCATGCAAGGGATGACAAGAGAGGAGAGTGTTGCTCTTATATTTAAGAGATTTGTCCACGACACGTCGTGTTTTGCGAGGCAGTGGTGGTCAGCCAATGGTGGTGGTGGTTACGCCGTGGTTCGAGCCAAGGACTGCAAGCACGATTCGTCGTGCGCGTCAGGACATTGCCAGCGCCCGTGCTTGATCCCGCTCAAGCCGCGTCATGTGGAGGCGCACCTTGATGGTGAGATCACGATCGGTGTTTACCAGCTTGATGATAATGATACTGTCAAGTGGTTGTGTTTTGATATCGATCTGGTGAACGGCGGGGAGCGGGAACTTGCGCAAGCACATGTTTTGAAGCTCGCTTCTGTTCTCATGTCAAAGAAGATTCCATTTCTTGTTGAGGACTCTGGGTCACGCGGGTACCACGTGTGGGTGTTCTTCAGTGAGCCTGTTCCTGCTGGAGAAGCGCAAGCTGCTGGGCATTATCTTCGTGGGAAGGTTGAGCTTGATCCTGGTGTGATGATCGAGGTCTTTCCAAAGCAAGATTCACGGCAGGGATTCGGAAATCTTGTCAAGCTTCCGCTCGGAATTCACCAGAAGACGCGGCGGCGGTGCCTGTTTGTTAGCCGATCGTTTCAACCTCTTCCCGACCAGTGGGAAGCCCTGGCACGAGTGCGGCCAGTGACTCCAGAACAATTGCGCCTTTTCCTCTCTGAGAACAACGTCGCTGTTCCTGAGAAGAGGAGCGCTAGGGAAATCGAGCCAGAAAATCCCCCCTATCCCTGCCTTTCCAGCATGCTCAAGGAGGGAGTGAGTGAAGGGACACGCGATGTCGCTGCCTTCAATCTTGCCTGTTTCTTCTCTCGGGCAGGTATTCCTGGGGACATCGCCGAAACGGCGTTGCTGGAATGGAACAAGCGCAACAGCCCGCCGCTTCACCCAGCGGATGTATCTCGCAAGGTATTGTCGGCGTATAGCAGGTCATACCCGCCCAATCCATGCAAGTATCATGAGTTTGACCAGTATTGTGATCAGTCGTGTGTTATGTATGAATATAAGAAACGTGTTCGAGGACTGGTGTGAAGGGAACGGGAGCCAGTACCATGAGTAGACTTTATGTATTCTGTATACTTTGTTACGAAACTGCTCCGAAATTACTTGAGCATTAAGAGTTACTTGTACGGAAGCTATCAAGCTCCAAGCAATAACTTGAAACAGATTTCCCAGAAGTGGCCTTCGTATCGCCAAGAGCGTCCTCTTGGGTATCGTGACGACAAGTCACCGTGGGCACACGTGGATACGTATCGCCCGCGTGTAGTTATTGACGGCTCTAGTCGCGCTGCCATGCGAGAAAACCTTCACATTGCGATTATTGACCTGGAGAACGCACTTCAGCGGCTTCATGACAACGATCTTGAGTTGATTTACAAGTTCCACATTTTCCAAACCTGCTCTCTCGATGAATTGTGCAAGGAATATGGTATCCACAGCCGAAGCGGCATGTCGCTGAGGATTCATCGTGCTGTCAAGAGACTTGTGCGGATTATGGAGGGAGCCGATGAAACCTAACTCCAAGGAGCATCTGAGGAACGTGGATGCCTTTCTCAGCACAATTCGCGAGACGAATCCTGAACTTTATGCACGTATTTGTCAAAAGTATCCAGTATTGACGCGCAAGAAACACATCACTATCCGTAGGAAGGAGCGTTCGTTTAGCGATTTTTGCGTAGAAAGTGAGTTCAACAATCCAGAGTTGCTAGCAATATTTGGTATTGAGGATGATGACAATGATTATTAAAAAACAGTTTACGTCTTTTGATGAATATCAAAGGTTACTAAGCATTCAGGAGCAACCCGTTGTTGTTGATTTCTTTGCCTCATGGTGTGGACCATGTCGGAAACTCGATGGCTATCTTTTCTCTTTGCAGCAAGAGTTTCCCCAACTGATTATCGTGAAAGTTGATATTGAACAAAATCTGGAGGTTGCCAGAAAGGAAGATGTGAAAGCGGTACCTACCCTGGTATTTGTGCGCAATGGTAATGTTATGAAGCGAGTGGTTGGATTGCCATTGTTTACAGAATTGCGAGAATGGGTTCTGAAATATGCCACTTAGGGGCGTTCTTTGTGACGACAAGCGACATCGCGGTATGCCTCATGACTTTGAGGAGTACTTTGCAAATATACGATCTGGAGCGTGTAAGTCACACTTTCCTGTAGAACTCGTTGTTGCCATGCAGCGTAACCGCGCTGACCGCGATGGCCTGTCTTTTTCCGCAACGGAGATTATTGGCTGTCCACGTCGCGCTATTTTAGCCAGGCAACATGATTATTACGAGTATCCAGAGGAATTTTGGGCGCGGTTCCTTGGTACACTTGGTCATTTTATGATGGAATACTTCGCTGAAGATGGAGATCATATTATTCGTGAAAGGAGGATTATCAAGGAGTATGTTGTTGATGGTAAGACGATCGCGTTGACTGGTAAGCCAGATAAGATCGATCTCGTGCGACAGATGATCTTTGATTACAAATTCGTTGATCAAGTGCCTGCGAAGGCAAGAGACCATCACATCCAGCAGTTGAATATTTACATCGATCTTCTCGATGGCGGTCAAGACATCGAAACGGGTGAAACTGTTAACATACCAATTACGTCAGGAGGTATTGTTTACTGTGGGAGGAAGCTAGCGAGAAAACGTTCTGTTCCTGTTTGGACAAAGGAAGAGCGCCTTGCATTTATAACGGACCGTTTACGGCCATTTGCTCGATACGAGGAGGACGGCACGTTACCAGGAATTCTCGTAAATGTTCTTGGTGACAGAGCATCAGAGTGTAACTATTGCCCACTGAGAGCAGTCTGTGATGCCAAACTCGAAGCTGTATAGCTACTCGCCTTGGTTTTTGGGAAATAATGTATACATTTTCGTTGATGAGTATGCGATGATGGTGTTTAGTACCCTGGTTGATCTTGTCAATACGGGAAAGATTTCCTTAGAGGCTGCTATGTTCTATGAGTTCATGTTCTGCCAGGAAGGATGGATACATGCCTGAATCAGGAATGCCACCTGAATATATCGTCATCTGGGCAACCAAAGACGGTGACGTTGAGGTTGGCGGTGTTGGGAATTTCTCAGAGGAAGAGTTGGAAGCAATGATGAACATTGCTATCAACAAGATTCGCCTTGTTCGGATCAGGAAAGAGAAACAGCAGAGGGCAGGTCCGACGATTTATATACCAGAGGGACCAGGAGTCTAGTCATGCCGACGTATGTGTATAGGTGTCCACACCACGGTGAATTCGAAGAGATCAGAAAAATGATTGACGCCTCTGATAAGTCGTTCTGCCCAATCTGCGGGACAATTGCTCGGCGTGTTTACTTCCCTGTTCCTGATGTCTGGCATTGCGACGGGGCGCATAAGACTGATTACGGACGAGGGTTTCAAGCAGAGACGGGAGATAAGCGAGAGCGTTTGAATCGTAAGCTCAGTAAGTTGTGGAATGAGGAGCCGCCTGAGCCAGCAGCGGATGTGCCTAAGAATTCAGGAGAGAAGTACTAGGAGGATATGATGCTGCGCGTAAATACTGTTGTTATCTCTGGTCGTCTCGGAGTGAATCCGTCACAAGTCTCGGAGAAGCTCTATGGATTTCGCATGGCTCATAATAAAAGATACCGAGACAATAATGGGGAATGGAAAGACCAAACAACCTGGTTGACCGTCCGCTTCCTTCCAACAGAGCGTCTTTTATCTGTCTTGCAGAAGGGCATGATGATCGTTGTTTCGGGAGAACTATCGGTTCGGGAGTACATCAATTCCAAGGGTATCCAGGTATTTGAACCAACAATCTTTGCCCGAGACATTAGCGTGGTCAACACAAGCCCGAGAGAGAAAGAAGACGAAGGTTCAGAGAATACCGACGGAAACAACACACAAACAGCTAGCACGCTCCCGTGGTCTGATGATTGGGGCGGGTTTGCCAAGGAATAAGGAGGACAAGTTCTATGATTTATGGAGATCAGCAGAATGCCCCTCTTACACTCAGCCGTGTTACGCTCGAATACAAGACTGGTCTCATAATTATTCTTGAGGGCTCTGATCTTGCAGCATGGGAAGAGCTTTATCGCCAGGGTACGATCATGGTGATGGCCTCGATGCTCAAGCAAAAACAACAGGATCAGACAACAACGCAGGAAAAGAAACCAGATGAACAACCTGATCCTCTAAGTGGAAAGGAGATGTTGCGGAACATTATTGAGCGACGCCAGAAGTAGGGTAGGGCGGTTCAATGCTTGTGACTGAGAGATTTGAACTCGATAAAGACTTTAAGAAGTTCCTGATGACGCTTGAGCCGAAGTTTGGGTTTGGCCTCCTTGGCGCTGCGGTGTTTTATCGGACGTACTCCCGTCTCAAGGATGATGGGTCACGCGAAACGTGGCATGACACCGTGATCCGTGCTATCGAGGGGATGATGTCCATTCGGAAGTGGTGGTATGTCACGCAACGTCTCCCCTGGGACGAAGAGGCGTGGCAGCATCTTGCCCAGGATATGGCATACACCATGTTCCGTATGAAGTGGCTTCCACCAGGACGCGGGCTACAAGTCGGTGGGTCTGATTTTGTGATGCGGACTGGTGCACTTGGGCATCAAAACTGCGGAGCATGCTCAATTCGTGTCCTTTCCCGTGATACTGCCTGGGTCATGAATGCCTTGATGCATGGCGTTGGTGTTGGCTTCGATACGTATTCCTATGATCGGAAGCCTGAGCTTCCGATCGAGGAAACAGAAGTCTTCGTCATTCCTGACTCTAGGGAAGGATGGTGCGAGAGCGTCAAAAGGCTGATCGAAAGCTACGAAAAGGGATCAAAAACCGTCGTCTTTGATTACTCGTTGATTCGTCCTGCGGGTACTCCGATTCGTGGGTTCGGCGGCGTGGCAAGTGGACCAGAGCCGTTGAAAAAGCTCCATGAGCAGCTACGAGTGATTCTTAATGCCTATGCCCGCGAAGAAATCTCAAGTACTCGTGTAGTTGCCGATGTTATCAATCTTGTTGGTACGTGTGTTGTTGCTGGCGGCGTTCGCCGTACTGCCGAGATTGCCCTTGGACTTCCGTCTGATCGCGAGTTTATGAAGCTCAAGGATTTTTCTCGTTACGATGACAACGGGAACGTAATCCACAAGGGAACGGCGGATGACCGCGTCATGTGGGGCTGGACATCCAACAACAGTATCCAGCTTTTCAGTCATGATGACTTTCTGGTCTTGCCAGAGGTAGCCGAACAAGTCGTGCTGAATGGTGAGCCAGGTCTGGTCAACATGATTAACATTCAGCGGTATGGCCGTATGACTGAGGAGATGACGGATACCGCTACGCTCATTAATCCGTGCGGGGAGCAGCCTCTTGAAGACAAGGAGGTTTGTTGCTTAGCCGACGTGTTTATCAACAATTGTGCAGATATAGATGAGTTCTACTTGGCTATCAGGTATGCCACGACGTATGCTTCGACCATCGCCTTACTTCCAACGTCTGAGGAACAAACGAATCGCGTGATCGCACGGAATAGACGCATCGGGGTATCTATTTCGGGAATCGCCGAGTGGATTTCTAAGGAGCACCCGAGCCGCGTGATTAGTGCCTTGCGCCGTGGATACAGGATTGCTCGTGAGGTAAACAAGAACCTTGCCCTTGAGGCTGGTGTGTCGCCAAGCATCCGTGTGACGACGATCAAGCCGAATGGAAGTACAAGTCAGCTTGCTGGTGCGAGCCCTGGACTGCACTTCCCGCCGTACGGGCGCTACATTCGTCGCATGCGTGTTCAGGAGCAATCTCCGATCGTTGAGGTTCTTGTCCGTGCTGGCATTCCCCACGAACCCGATAAGTACAGCGATAACACGATTGTCTTCGAATTCCCGATTGATCTTGGGAATGTCAGGGGACAACGCGAGGTCTCGATGTGGGAGAAGGGTGCGATTGCCCGCATGATGCAACGTCATTGGTCTGATAATGCCGTAAGCGTCACGGTTACGTTTGATCCAAAGACTGAAGGCCGCCAGGTAGAAAAGTTTTTAGCGTTGAACGTGCCTGATCTGAAGACTATTTCCATGCTACCTGATGTTGATGCTGTTTATGAGCAGATGCCTTATGAACCAATTACACGCAAGGAGTATGAGGAACGTGTGGCTAAGATCAAGCCAATCAACTGGTCTGCGTTCGAAGGTGGTGACGTTGAATTAGAACTCTACTGCAACTCTGACCGCTGTGAATTGTAGGCACCTGCCAGTAGAGTGATCGCTACCCCGATCACTCATAACCACAGCGCTGGTGAATTGATTGTGGTTGTTGTTACGAGGCCCGCAGAAGCGGGCCTCACTCATGATGGCGATGATTAATAAAGGCATCACAGCTTCCGTGGTCCATCAAGAAAAAGGCTGGTAGAAATGGAATTCCTGTTTGAGTCATGCATCGATATCATAGGCCGAGTTTTCTACAAGATCACCGCGGGTGAATATGGGACCATTAGGTTAAACTCAGCACTTAGCGATCTTTTAGAGCACCCTATCAAGTCCTTATTAAAGAATAATGGCATTAGCTTTAATATGGACACGTCTCTAGCTGTTCAGTTGCCAGCCGTTATCGGCATGAAGCTCGCTCTTATTTTTGCGGTTGTTGATGATGACCAGGAACAAGTCTGGATTGAGGACTTTGTGAAGAGAGTTAGTGAAATGGACCAGAACGAAACGGAATATTGGTTTCGTAAGTGCTTCTGTGAACCTACTCCTACAAGAGCAAGAACAGCGTTCAAGGTGTTATTTGGATGATTATCATCAGAGTTGCCGAACAAGAAGATATACCTTCTATAAAAGACATTGCCGATAAATTCCGTTATGAAGTCTCATTTATTCCCCGCTCTTTTTTCGAACGTCTTATTGCTAAGGGCTGGGTTTATGTTGCCGACCTTGATGGCAGGGTCGTTGGGTTTGTGGCAACCTGGCAGCGCCGCGATGGCTGGACGACTGTTCATCATATCTGTGTCCTTCCTCAGTTTCAGGGGCGTGGTATTGGGCGCGCCCTGCTCGAATCTGTACCACGTCCACTCCGCCTTAGGTGCCCTGAGAATCTTAGTGCAAATGGGTTTTACGAGCATATTGGTCTTAGATTACTGACGGTAGAGAATGGGAAATACAGGAAGTTGTGCGTGTGGGTTAGCGAAAATTGATCTTATCTATTGCGCTGGTGGTAATCCGCAGCTTATGGAGATCGCATACGAAGAGGGATGGTTGCTGGGAACACGATCTGATCAACGCACATATCTACCTATCGTGTTCGTGGACATCGACTATAAACGTCCAGATTTTGAACTTCATCTTCGTCGAGTGGAAAAGGAGCGCCCAAAGTATGCGATTGTTCCAGACCTTAGTGACACCGTTCTCGATCCGAATGACATCGAGCGTGCGCTTCACCAGGCGCAACAGCTTCAACAGTATTGCCAGATTCCATTTATCGTTCCTAAGCTGGAAGAACAACTTTCGTACATTCCACACAACTATGCGATTGCTTATTCAATTCCGTCTACCTACGGCGGCGCTCGTTTTCCGATCGAGCGTTTAGTGGGAAGGCGTGTCCACCTTCTTGGCGGGAGCCCAGATAAGCAGTTCGCCTGCTGGCAACGAGCAACGTCGGCTGGTGTTGCAATCATCTCCGCAGATGGTAATGGTGCTCAAGGCGCTGCCGTGAAATGGATGAAGTATTGGGAAGATAGACCGCAAGGAGCCAAATGGATTAAGATGCCGAAGAGTGAAGGTACATATTATGATTGTTGGCGTTTAAGCTGTCGTAACATTCGTCGTAAGTGGCTCGAATTACAGGGTTGTATGTGCTTGGGGGAGTGATTAGTGTTAGTAGAGCTTGTATATGTACCGTTCCATGATCCAATCAGGATCACTCTAGAGCACTGCGATTCTCGTTTGATCTGGTGTGTTGAGCACAGTACCTTTGAAATGACGACGCCGTCACTTCTTCAAGCGGTTGATGCGGCTTTGAACTTGAAGGAACAACTGGTTGAGCAGCAGAATAATGCTGCTTCTGTCACTGAGCACACTACTGAGATGTCAGAACAAGATCAGAAGTACGTGGACTTCGTCATGACTGAGGTCGAAACATTGATACAATGGGTTCGCCAGCGAGGTGATGAAAAGCAGTGGACATGGAATCTTATCTACTTTGACGAGTTGATGGCAGTACGAGGAGCCGCTATTGAATACGTGAACAAGCGCTTGTGGCACAGGTTCAAGGACGCCTTCCTCAATGTTATTTACAACTGGCTTTGTTATGGATACTTGGCTACGAATACTGGAGATACGTTCCAGGAGTATGCCAAGGATACACTGGCTGCATGCGTGGAGGACGTGAAACATCACTTCAGCAAGTACGGACCACAACGTCTTGATGTGGCTAACTGGTTGATGGTTATCACGGAAGAAGAAGGAGAAGCGGCAAGGGCGGCGCTCGATAGCAATGAAGATGAGCTTCAAAAGGAGTTGCGGCAAGTGATTGCGTGCTGGATGCGCTTATATACTGAAGTTATTCGAGAGATGAGTGGAATTGCTGATAAATAACGCGACAGGTATTCAAGGGCAGTGTGAATGTGGGAGATTATAACTGGCGATTGTATAAAAGTTTTAAAAGACTTTAAGGATGAATCTATTGATGCTGTTATTACCGATCCTCCTTATGGAATAGGGTTCATGAATGAGAAGTGGGACAAGTTTTCAAGGGAATCTTATGGAGAGTTCTCCAGAGCATGGGGGCATGAGATTTGGCGTGTTTTGAAACCAGGAGCGCACGCGCTTGTTTTCGGCTGAACTCGCACATTTCATCGGCTTGCTGTTGCGCTGGAAGACGTCGGGCTGGAAATGCGTGATGTTGTGATGTGGTTATATGGGCAAGGAATGCCTGTGTCAGTCGATATTGGGAAGGCAATAGCTAAGGAATTGGACGTAGAGCAGAAAATAGCAGACACACGAAAACCTGCTGGAGTGACTAGGCCAGGTGCTGACGAGAGAGGATACGCAGCGAAGACAACAACTGCTGTCTTGCGTGAATATGCTCGTCAAGAGCTGGTAGAGCTACCGATTACCAGGCTAGGTAGCGAAGGGGCAGCGTGGTGGGAGGGATGGGGGACACGGCTGAAACCGTGTTATGAACCAATTTTGCTCGTGCGAAAACCACCAGTGCTGCCTATTGCCAGAAATGTTCTTACCCATGGTACGGGCGGTCTGAACATTGATGGGTGTCGCCTAGAAATAGGACAAGTTGGCGCGGGACAACATGCGGAAAAGGGAAGGTGGCCTGGGAATGTGTGTCTTGACGAGGAAGCCGCGAGGCTTGTTGATGAGCAGAGCGGTGAGCGTCCTGGTAGCCGCGTCGAAAAGCCGTGCCCAAGCCCAACAATTCGTGGGAGAAAATGGGGAACGCTTCAGGTAAATCGTGGACCGAGAGGCTATGATGACACGGGGGGAGCAAGCCGTTTCTTCTATGTTGCGAAGCCGAGCCGTAAGGAGCGTAATTTCGGGCTGGGCGGAGAACACAACACGCACCCGACAGTGAAGCCCATTGCGCTTTGTTGCTGGCTCGTCAGGTTGATTACCCCTCCTGGAGGTCTGGTGCTCGATCCATTTGCTGGGAGCGGAACGACAGGAGTCGCTTGCATTCTAGAGGGGGCAAGATTTATCGGCATAGAAAAAGAAGAAGAATACGTTAATATTGCCCGTCGCCGTCTCTTGTACGTGATGAGCAACCATGATCCAGTACAGCGGCAAGGTTCTTAAAGTAGCTGTTCTTCAAGTGATGAATGGCAAGCGGTTTGTGTCTGTTGAGTATTCAGAGCCATATCCTATTCTTAAGATCAGTGATAACACGCTTGTCATCGGAATTCGCTTGAAGAACAAGAAGTACAGGTACTTTAACTTTAGTTTAGAGACAAACCCAGAGGTACTTGTTCAATGGATAGGGAAGTAGTTGTTCATGATGGTATAGAGGTCCAGTTTGTTAGGAGGCCGCCTCTGGTTGTGCTCGCTGGGATGACGAAACCAGTCGGCGCCTTTGAGTACTACCTGAGGTATCGTGGAATCACGTGGGAGACGGATAAACCGCTGGATGAAACTGATGCGCTGCTTGAGGCAGCAGGAAGGGTTTGTTACCAAAGCTGGGACAACCCTGCCAAGAGAACGAGGGACGTCTACCTGAGCAAGCAGATCATTGGCAATGGTCACCACTCAGTCCTTGAGCACGTCTGGTTCAATTTTATCGTGGCAGACGTTCCGCGCTCGACGCAACTTGAGCTTGTCCGTCATCGTGTGGGAACCGCATATTCCTGGGAGAGTACGAGATTCACAAGTAAATTCTTGCGGTTTATTGTCCCACCACGTATCCGCAATGACATCGCGGCTGTTGAAGCGTTCAAGGCAGCCTGTCTCTCGGCGGTATCAACATACTTCTACCTTGTGGACAGGGCCAGGAGAGAGACTGATCAGGGAACGCTCAAGCGAAAGCGGGCTCTGGAGGCTGCTCGTTCTGTCCTGCCGAATGCTCTCGGAAGTGATGGTATGGTCTCAGTCAATGTCCGTGCATTACGACACATTGTGTCCTTGCGGTCAGATGAGGCTGCTGACTTGTCGATCCGCGAGTTTGTTCAGGAACTATTCTCTGTAGCTGCTAATGCGCTGCCGCCAGTATTCGTGGATGCGTTGACTACCCACAATGGATCAGTGAAATTTTTAGGAAAGGAATAATCCATGTCAATTCTTGATATACTTACTCTTGTTGCCGCTGGGTATGTTCTTGCTACGTCATCCCTTATCGTGGTTGCTTTTCTTGTGGATGAAAACAGAACAAAGGAAATTATAGAAAGCGACTTTCTTACGAGCGTTATTGTTATTCTTCCAAATATTCTTCTGGCCACTTATGCAATTACTAGTATCATAGGGCCAGCACCGTGTAAGTAATCAGGAACGGCTTTCCCTCATAATAATATCCCCCGCTACTAGTAGCGGGGGATGCTTTATGCGTGTCTATCGTGTACGTCTCCTTCTTGCCTGCGCAGGCACTTTTAGCGGTTCACCGTACACGTATTCTTCTGGTTCTTCCTCCTCCTCTTGGTGTTGTTCTTCTGGCTCCGCTAGCTTGAATGCAATCGCTCCATCTATGGCAAACACTGGAACGTTTACTCGCGATATCGGAAGCGAGAAAATCTCCTGGAGAAACTGCTTGGCTGCAAGGACGCGGTCATTACGAGGCCCAGCAGGTCGAAGCCTGTATGAGTATGGGTCATCTTTTTGCGCTGGGATTAGCGCAACGGTGGCTGTGTCTGGGTTGTACAGAATCTGAACAAAGTCAGGAATTGTCTCGCCAAAAAGGCGAATGGCTGGTTCGTTGAAGGTAATCCGACCACTTGGAGCAATCACGGCGGTTGGTTCTCGCTCCGTAAGAACTCTACGTCCTCGCCGTGCCTGAAAAAGCCGAAACCCAACAAGCATTGAAACACCTCCTTTCTTCTACGATTATGGAGCATAGAACACGTCTCGCGGGATGTCAATCTGCCTGGTACCAGAGCGGTGCCAATTTTCAAAGGAGGAATTGCCGTGCTAGCAGAAACTGTTCGCGATATTCGCGAAGGAGACCTGGTACAGGTCATTGATGGTGATGGACGAACGGGCGTCGTATTGTGCCTATCTTCTGTCTACGACATTGTGGATGAGTCAGACGTCAAAGACATGGCAGTCGTTGATATTGGTGGCGGTACTTGGTTTTTTGTGAGTGTTAAACGGTTAGCGCTTGTCCAGGAGGAATCATTTGATGACAATCGCGAGAATACCAAGAACCATATTGGATGATTATGAACGCGACGGTTTGATTAAATCGCAACGACACCCGATACATCCATACATTGTTGTTAACTATACTCCCCGTTGCCAGGCACGAAAATGCTGGGACTGGTTGACAATAATCGCCCGCGGTCTTGTTTTGGACGAAAATGGTCGAATCATTGTGCGGCCATTCCCAAAGTTTTTCTCTTTTGAAGAGTGGATCAGAATGGGTATTTATTTTCCCAGAAAGCCTTACACTGTGTTTGAAAAACTAGATGGATCACTTATTACCGTTTCTTGGCAAAAAACTGGGGTGTTAGTCACGAGCCGAGGGAGCTTCGTTTCTCCACACGTTAAGGCCGCGAAGGAACTCCTTTCATCGGTGTACGGAACGTCGTGGGTAGAAAAGTATCCAGGAAAGACATTTTGTTTTGAACTTCTTCATCCTCATCATCGTGTCGTAATTGATTATGGACCAGAACCCAAGCTTGTTCTCCTTGCCTGGTTTGACACGGCAACAGGTGAAGAACACCCCCTTGAAATGTCGCCGTGGCCTGGACCAGTTATCAAAACACTGGCCCGCGATCAGAACAACATCCATGATACCGTGGCTTTTGCAAAAGAGTTACCAAGTGCTTACGAGGGAGTCGTCATTCGGTACGCTGACGGAACAAGACTGAAGATCAAGAGTAATACGTATCAGCGGCTACACAGCCTACTAACGCAACTCAATGTTGGGAAGATTTGGGACGTGGTCTGTCATGAGGGAGAAGAAGGAATCGAGCGCCTTATTCACGGCACACCAGCGCTCTTTCAGCAATGGGTGAGGAGAACCATTGATGAACTTGTTCTCTACAAAGAGGAGATTGTTTCGCGTGTAGAATCCCTGATGAATGACGCTCCGAGTGACAAACGTGCTTTTGTGGACTATGTAAAGTCTCAGCCCCCGCAGCTACAACCGATTTTGTTCGCTCGTTACCACGGCAAGGATTGGGAAAGGCTGGTCAATACGCTGGTTGCCCGCGATACCATCCTTAATAACCTCACTTGGTTCCAGGCGCAAAGTGATTTTGAGGAAAGACTATCGAGGGATCATACGAATGGTTTCCGTAAGTGATATTTATCAATATAATTTCTACGTTGCGACGGTTCTGCGGCATAAAGACGCCGACACAACTGTCATCGCCTGTGACCTTGGGTTTCACGTAACATTTACATATCCCGATGGATTACGCTGGGACGGTATTGATGCTCCTCATAGGACGACACCAGAAGGACAGAAGGCGCTGGCTGTGCTGAATGAACTTCTTCCTCCAGGATCAAGGTGCTTGATTCGAACGCGAAAGACCACAAGAGGAAGCGAGGAAAGGGAGAAGTATGGCCGCTATCTCGCTGAATTCTGGTCACTTGACGGAATGACCTGTTTTAATGACGTTATGCTTGAGCGAGGATTGGTTCGGAAATATACAGGAAAGGGCCGCTCGGAATGATAAGACGATCGTGTGTCGTGCGTGTTCTCCGCAAGATTCGTGAGTGGTACCAGCGAGCACGGTATGGCGTTGCTGATGTTGATTTGTACGAGTTTGATGAATATCTGGCCTCAATATTGATTCGGTCTCTTCCTAAATTCAAGAACAATGGCGGGAAGTTCCCCTATGTTTCGTTTTATCCTATGGATAACTGGTCCAAGACCGACGAGGCGGAGAAGCAGTGGGACATGATGATTGATGACATTGTGATGAAACTCATGGCAGTATACTGTGATGATGACGCTAATGACCACATGATGGACGATGCAGATGTACTCGTTTATGATGCCTTAGAGAAACTTGCTAGGAACTTCCGAGCATTTTGGGTGTAACACAACAGGCGAGACAGTTGGAACGTGATGGTTTAGGGATATATATTGAATGAGTGGTGTGAATGATGAGTGAATATACAGAGCATCTTTATGACGAAGCGTGGTCAGAACTCGTACACTTTTTGTTACTCATGCGAAATGAGGAGCAGGACACCCAACATGACGATAATGATGATGAGGAGCTTGTGGCATGAAGGACGAGATTGCCGAGATTCTTTTTGACGCACATATAAGAGCGCTAACTGGTATGCCTGGAGAAGAGTTTGTGCGTCGTTATAATGCTGGAGACCTTCCATCGTATCCTCCAGATACCGAAGAAAGTAAAAACCTATCATTGGCAAAGTTGATCGTTCCTGTTCTTATGAAACACCGGCTGCAACAAAATGAACAACAATGACATCTTCTTGAGCGAGGAAGAGTCTAAGCGCCTGTTTGACAGTACTGCCAGGTATCTGCTAGGTATATCTGGAGACGAATTCCTGCGCCGCTATGAGGCTGGGGAGTTTGACGAGATTGAAGATACACCAGACGGGAGGCGCGTGGAATTTGTTAGGATGCTCTTACCATTTGTGCGCGTTTGCACATAACTGGTGCGGCAGCGAGAGGAACGATGGCGCGTTTTGGTATCTATTGTCGCGTCAGCACTGACCATCAAGAAGATAACTACTCACTGGAGGCTCAAGAGCGCGAGTGCAGAGCGTATCTCGCTGCGCATGGTCACGCTGTCTCCGAACACCATGTGGTCCACGAAGTATTCAGTGGTGCGTTTTGGTTCGAGCGCACCAGGCTTCAAAGCCTCCTGATAGCTGTTAGAAAGAAAGAGATTGATGGCATCATTGCCTGGAAACTAGACCGCGTTAGTAGGAACCAGGCGCACATCGGCGCATTTCTTACTGAGATTGAACGTGCTGGCGCAACGTTTCTTCTCGCTGCCGAGAACTTTGAGGATACACCTGAAGGAAAGCTCATCATTAGTATCAACAGCTATGTGGCCGAGCGCGAGAAGATGAACATTCTCCAGCGAATGCGGCTAGGACTTCTTGAACGTGTTCGCAAGGGGCTTCCTCTTGGTGGCTCGGCTCCGTATGGCTGGGAGATTGTTTACGATAGTCACGGCAACCGCGTTGGGTTTCGCCAGAAGCCAGATGAGGTAGCTGTGCTGCTTCAGATTCGTGATCTGATTCTTGCTGGTAACTCTCTACGGCAAGTTGCAATGCGGCTCAATGCCCTTGGAATCGCGGCTCCAACCACGAGTAGAGAAGGTAAGGCTGCGCAGTGGTATGGGACCTCAATCAAAAAGATCATCTTCAATCCGATCCATACTGGCAGACCTGCTGTGAGCAAGACAAAGACCCAGCATGTTAATGGAAAGAAAAAGAGGTCTGGCCGTGCTCCAGATGAATACACATGGATCGCGCCCGTTGAACCAATTTGGTCACAGCAAGATGTGGAAACGATGCGTGCTATGGTTGCCCGTCATCGGGTCTATGCCAAAAAACCGCGAGTGAATCCCGAAGGCGGTCTTTTGCGTGGTGGGATAGGGAAGTGTGGATATTGTGGACACTCGCTGGCATACACGGCGAGAAGAAGAGAAAGAAGAGACGGTGCCACAGTTGACTACTCAATTTATTCGTGTTCTGCTGTCAATCGTACACGGTATGGATGCCCTGCCTACGGCATGCAAGCAAAGGACCTTGATGCTGCTGTCTGGAACGCGGTCGTTGCTGTAATCAACGATCCGAGCGAGATTGCGCAGCGGCTCAAGTATCGGAACAGCGAGCAGCGGAAGAATGCCAGCGAGTCGCTTGCGACGATTGATCGCCGTCTGGCAGAGATTGAAGCCGAGATGAGTCACCTTGCCGCTGATCTTGTTGGGCTTCGTAATGAGCGAGCAAGGGCTGTGATTCGGTCACAGATTGATGAACTTGCGGACCAGCTTGATACGCTTGCGAGGATGCGAGAAGAGCAACAAGGGAAGCTCGCGGCTCTCAATCATGCGGAACCCTTCTTGCTGAGCGTTGGCGAGTTGTCACGACTGTTGACCGAATATAAAGATCATGTTCCCGCGAGTATCAAGCGAAAGTTCCTCATGGCGTTAGAAGCCGATGTCCGTCTTTATGCAACAAACCACGTCCCACGCTGGGAGTTACGATTTAGGGTTCGTCCAGGAGGAGAGTACGTCAGTGTCAACAATGATGCGTATCCTGATAACCACTCCCAACAATGGTTATCAGGATACGCACTAACCCTCGTCATGAACAGCGAGGAACCAGGAACCATTATCATCGCTGCTTAGGATGACTTATGCACACGATCACCTCGATGGTAGACCTTGACGCAATCGAACTTACGCTTGTTCTCAATTATCCAAATGAGACTAAGCACAGGTTGATCCTGCATCTCAAGGAAGGTTGTGATCCAGGAGCAAGTGCAGCCATGGTGTTCACAAGTCTTTCGTCAAGGGAGCTAGTAAAGATCGTAGAATTTATCAATAAGCATCTTCTTGAAGTCGAATACACGCTCTACGAGGCGAAGATTCAACCCAGCCAGCCTAACATGGAGTCTTCTTCATGATTGTTTACCGCAGCATGCAGGCATTTCGAAATCGTTGCTATGCCTACTTCGCATTGATGACAACAGAGCGGCGCGTTGGAATAGACATCCAAGCGTGGCCTATTGACCTGTCATTGTCCCTGGGGTTTGTCGAGATTAGACTTGGTGTTGGCATAAGGTGGCTTGGTGAGCGTTACCATGACCCAAAGTTCTGGTGGAAACGGGTCGGAAACCGCGAAATGTGGACTAGATTTGACCAAGCCCAACCAGGAGTTGGCCTATACCTTGCCTGGTCCCCTGATGTATTTATGGCTATCCATTTTGGCTTGTGGGAAGCGGGACTTGGGATAGGGAGGTCAAGGACAACTCAGTGACGGCGCGAAAGTCTATGTGCCCATAGAAAGGAGGTCCACGTGTCCATCATTCGAAAGACCTGGAAGCTAGGAGTTGTTCTTGTTGTCTTGGCGCTGGTTTTCAACACCTCGCCATCTTCACTTAGCGAGGAAGAAGAGCATTCGTTTTGGGACACGTGGGAATTTCCTATTGGAGTAGAGTGGAGCTATGCTCCATATTCGTCAGAAATAACGATATTCGTTGAGTTTACCCTTAAGAACAAAACAACAGAACCTCAGTTGTTTACATTCAACACCCTTGATCCTTTTCTTCTAGTAGAAGACGAAAAAGGCTTACACTATGCTGCGCATACGTATTGGAGCGCAGACGAGCTAATAAATCCTAACATGTATGCTTTAGTAATTATGGAAGTTTCGCTTAAACCAGGTACTACTCCAGCAAAGCTCATTAGTAAGGACGGAAAGTTATCAATGCCAATGGAGAAAATTGATCAAATAATGAACGAAACACAATTGTTCCAGTCGTATTTCGAAGAGTATGGGTCCTGGAAAAGGACAGCGTGTAAACCAGAATAAACAAAAAAGCGCCCTTGTGGGTAGTCTCCACAAGGGCGCGTGCTTCTTGCAGGGCGGTCACTCCTGCAAGGCGGTTAGTAGGGATATTCTAAGCGGCTAGCCGCTTAGAACCAAGGTTAGTATTAATCGTTTCTCTGCTTATTGGTTGTAGCAACAGGAGGGGGAGTCATCAAAGCTTCGTTGATCTTCTCTTGCGCAATCGGCAGAGGAACGACCTGTGTATTAGCAATAATTGTCAGGACAATGTTCGATACAAGCATGATGTAGTAAACGGTTTCCCCGCTGAGATCAAATCCTAGCGACACAATCAAGCCAATGAGTGCCTGGATTAGCATGTAGAACAAAAGCGGGTTTCTACCAAAGATAGTTCCTGGCTTTGTTTTCATTGGTACCCTCCTAATACGGCCTGCTATCAGTTGCAGCTACCCAGAGATAACCATATCGTCCATCATCAATTTTGACGCGCCACCACACGTCCTCACCATGAACATCAGCCGATCTTGTCCACTCGACAGCAGTGAGGATGTCCCCTGGGTTGACCTTGGTCACAACGTTCGTTCCCGTAAGCGGTACCTGGCGCACCACTGCTTGCTTGACGACAGCAATTTTCCGTCCCTTACCGTCTGGACCGACGCGGTAATGCACAAGTCCGAAGCGCGTGCGTGGAGCTTCATCTGATTGCGACGTATCACCGTCGTTATCATTTGGCGCTGGCTGGAGTTCTGGTTGTGGCGCGGGGTTGACCTGGTCACCTGGTTTTTCAACGGTACCACCAGCCCAAATTCGTGACCAGTCAACTGCTACCCACCACCGATCCTCAGTGCTTACTTTCTCGCCCTTAACCCAACCAAGCGTGCGGAACTTTTCCCCTTTCTTGAGCGGAGCGCGTGTCAGAGGCGATTCTTTTGATGCCCACTTATGAGCACGCAGGCCGTCTTTTTCGACAGTGATTTCTCGTTGCTCGCCGTGGAATGTGATCCCGTTGACCACAACGTCGCTGGTACCGTCCCACGTCTTTCCATCAACGATGATTGGTTGTGGTTCAGCATAGAGCGGAGTACCAGCATCAGCATCATCAATGCGGTCCATAAGCCACTTGAAGTAGGCATCACCTGGGCACCGTGAGCGGTCACACTGATTGAAATCCGCATGCCTCACAATGTGCGACTTTGGAATTCCGTACCGCTTCATCCAGTCCTTAACTTGCCAAAGAACGCTCTCAAGCTGTGCCTGTGGTTTTGGCCATTCGTCAGTAAAGCCTTCTGTTTCAATAGATAGGGTGTAGTAATTCGGGTCCCATCCATACTGGTTCATGATTTCCACGCCCTTTGGCGTGGGAGAACACACATCTCCATTGGTCCACGGCGCGTGTTCCTCTGGTACGACACGCCATATATCCCCATTCTTGGCAACCATGACTGTGCAGCTTGCGGTCACATTGTGAAAATGAATCCAAGAACCCAAATTGGAACCTTGTTGAATGTGAATCACGATTACTTTGGGCTTGTATCCAGCGCGATTTGTATAGTATCTCTTGACTGCTGGATAGAACTGCCCTCCTACCCAGCGGTCCTCATGAAGCCACCAATCATAAATATTAGGCATCTTCGTGCCTCCTTCGTTGTAATACGATCGAATAATACGAGCCTTATCTAATATCTTTGTTGCATAGTTCGGATCAGAGGCCCACTTTCCATGACCATAATCTTCCCAGTACCGAACAGTTCCAGCGAATCCGCTCTGGAAAACAGCATCCCAGCGTGGATCAAGGTGGACAAAATCAGCAATGAGGGGGATCACGTTTCCGACTGTGTAGGCAATGTGGTGAGCAATCAATGCCCTTGCCGCATCCACGCCAGAGGCGAAGGCATACCCGTAGTCGTGTCCGTCAGTAATACCGATTCCTGCTGGGTTAAGGCGTTGTTCCCACGCGAGAGACTGCCAGCCAGCACCAGTAACGGGGTCACCTGTTTCGTGTGCTGACTGAGCAACTAGGAGAAATGGATCAATGCCGACCAAGCTACCAAGACGGTAAAGCTCGTTGATGAATTGCTCAACCTCTGGTAGTCTCTTTGCCCTAACAGCGCGTGCATAACAAAGAGCGGCCTCTTTTGGGCCGCTCGCTGGTCCAAATATTGGCGTTGACATCGTTACCTCAATACACTAATAACCGTCTCAATAATAGCAACAACAATACTTGCTATAATAGCGGAGATTCCTATCATTTTAGCTGCATGTTTTTCTCTACTGTCGAGATAGTCACGTAGTTGATTTCGGGATTCGCGTTCGACTCTATCAATTTCCTTCTTCAAAAAAGAGACGATGAGATCGTGTTCGGCTCTCGTTACAAAGTTGGTCTGCATGTATTTAATATCATCACGAAGCTCTGCAATCTGATCAGTTATGGAATCTTTAAGTTGCTCAATAAGAGCCACAAGATGATCCTTTGTACTGACGCCATTGTGGTCGTTCATAGGCAGTCCTATACGAAGAATCCCTGAATATAGAGGGATGCGACATTCCACTGAATCGAGCGATCTTCAACAAAGCGGGAAACATAATCCCCGCTTGTTCCCAGCGGCACGATACCTTGACCAGAGGATTGCTTACTTGCGATTCCAGAGACGATGAATCCGTATCGCTGGCTGCGGCTTGTTCGCGCTTGTGTAAACAGCACTTGACCATCGCTGACTGGCTTACCCTCGAACGCAATAAGAACCGCCTTGGCTTGCGTCGGTATCCCATAATCGGTTACGCGCCGTGTAATGACGCCAGCATTGATCGTGACATTTTCATAAACAACCGCTGGCGTATCTAAGAGAACCAGTGTCAGCCTGTAGTCAGACAGTGATGTTCCAGGAGCGGCGCTCCTTGTGATGCTTGGCTTGATGAAGACAAAGTCATCGCCCGTCGTTGCCTTAACCTGGAAAATACAAGTGAATTGTTTCTCAAGGTCACCGCTCGTTCTACTCGTTGTATAAATCTGGAATCCTTCTCCTCCAACGCGAACAGCGGTAGCGGGTTCATTGGAGAGAAACCTTCGTACTTTCCAGGAAGAACCGTCGTTGTAAAGTTCAGCATTCCATGAAAACTGAACAAAACTCGTACTGCTTCCTGCTTGTGTGTCTCCCTTCGCCGAAATTTGTACATTATCACGCGGGCCAATAACCAGGTCTCCTGGAAGATTCATTATGCTCGCAGAGGAGTCGTTGCCAACAACATCAGCGATTGCTTGAAAATTTGCGTTGACTTCTGAGCTTGCTGCAACTTCTCCTGGCTCGAAGGTATTCGGAATAAGTGCCATACGTGACTCCTAGTCGGTTGTATCTACGTCTTGTGACCGAAGCCACCTTGCTAGGCGGGCAAAGTCACCTACTGCCGATGGTTGACGCTCACTGAGTTCAAGAACCACGTGATCACCATAGTAGTTGATAGAGACTATCGGCACATCGGTTGGGATAATGCGGCTTACATGATCATCCCAAGTACCGTCATCCCACAGGAAGTGATCCCAGTAGGTTCGTTGATCACCAGAGATAGGATTTTTGATCCGTACAAAATCGCCAGGCCGAAAGCTTTCGAGGTTGTATCCTCTGAGGGTGCCGCCAGCAAAGCGGATATCCTTCTCGTCTGGAATAAAGGCACGCCCAGCCTCTTCGACGCGGTTATATTCCTCTAGTCTTCCTTCTCCGACAATCTCTGCTGTTTCTGGGTCCTTGATGTTCGCATCGCGAAGAATGAGTTCTCGCAAGCCATACTTGGCAATAGATGTAGGATCAAACGCGATGTACTCAATGGTTCCAAGGCCGTCTGGTTCGGACTTATCTTCGTCCTTTCGTCCACGCACAACGATGCGGTTCTTCAGGTTTCGTACTGATCGTTCATTCTCATACTCCATCACTTCCACGCTCAGGCGAAGCAAGTGTGTCTGAACATGTTCAGGACCGCGAAGATTGACTTTACCGTCTGGATCAACATACCAGTGCCAGCCTGGGGGGCATAAGCCGCGAATCTTGTCGAACGCGGCTGAAAGTTGCTGATCACGGAACGTGTATTGGACAG